TCACATTTTGACCACATTATTCATTAACTCCGCGAACCTCTGAGACGCTTCTGCCTTTTTCGTTTTTGTAACGTGTAAGTAAATACGTTTTGTTATGCTATCATCCTCATGTCCAAGCCTATCCATTATCTCAGTCAGTCCAACTCCTGCCTCCGCTAACAAAGACGTGTGGGTGTGTCGTAAAGAGTGAGGGGACAACCGCCTGTTTAAGTTGGATATCTCTAAGGCACGTTTCATCCGAGATTCAACTGTTGCTTTATTATACGGGTAGCCTAAATTTTTGTACGATGTAAAAACAAACCCGTGATCCTTGTACACACCACCATGTTTGTTTAAAGTTGCTACTAGACTGTCCTGATTAGCTTTGTGTGTGTTTAACTCCATTAAAACATCCTGATATACTGCGATCTCCCTTCTAGATGCTACGGTCTTAGGGGTTAGTAACTCAAAGTTCATCGATTTGTTCTTAGGTAGGTAGCAGGTCTTTGTTATGCTAATTGTCTGGTCGTCAAAAGAGATGTCATCCCACTTTAAGGCCGTCGCTTCACCAATCCTCATGCCCGTGTATGCTAATAAGTAAAATAACACAAAATCTTGGTGGTCAAAATTTTGCTTGATTGTTTGTAAAAACATCGCCAACTCCTCTTTTTCCATGTATTTTGGCATCCGCTCATCTTCGATTTCCTCCACAGTTTTCTTTTTGCGCATGATGCGACAGTGTTCTGTTGGATCGGTTCTTATAACATCATATTCAGCGGCACGTTTAAAAATTAACCGGGCAGTTGAGTGTATGATCCCGACTGTATTGTACGAGTATTTCTGGCAAAGTGTATTTAACGTATCTTGGTACTGCTTGCGTGTTATGTTACGCATTTTTGATGCCCCAAAGTACTGGTTTAGTATCCCGAGCATCCTCAGACGCAGATCAGCGGTCGACACTTTAACTGCTAGTGAGTATTCTGCGTGCCACTCGAACGCAAATGCCGAAAAGGTAATGTCGCTCTCTGCGTAATATTCATTATTGGCTACGTCCCTCTCAACTGACGCCGCCTCAAGCGCGGCCTCTTTCTTGGTTTTAAATCCGCCTCTTGTCTTTTGCTTACGTTTGCCAGTCGCCGGGTCTACGCCTATATCTACGGTATAACTCCACGTATTGCCTCGTTTGCGCAAATAGGCCATGTTATCACTCCTTTATTCAGAAAAATGTCCCATATACACACCACAAACTATTATTTGATTGGGATACGCCTCGATAACATTAAAATCTTTGCTTTCGGGCTCAAGTCGAATAATTGGCGTTCCTTCTTCCCACCTCATACGTTTGAGCATTCCATCCATACAATCATTAACTATTGCAGCAACTATCTGACCGTTATGTTCAGCCCAAGAAGCCTTTTTCATGTATATAATGTCACCGTCTTTTATCCCTGCCTCAACCATAGAATCCCCCTTAACACGTAATGCAAAATCTGGTTGTCGTCTGTTCGGAAAAGGATAATGAATATACTCCTCAATGTTTTGTTCCGCCAGAAGTCCGTCTCCAGCGCATATTGTACCTATTAAGGGTATTCCGGGCACCTTGAGTGGCATTCGGATTCCTAAGTGTCCTTCCGCTCCTTCTAAAAGTTTGGCTACATCTACATTTAAAGCAGCCGAGATTTCCCCCAATCTATTTACATCAATCTTAATATCCCCGCTTTCATATCGTTGGATGGTTTTTTTCGTTAACCCCACTCGGTCTCCCAGCACTTGGAGACTGTAACCCCTAATTTCTCTATATTTCCTAATGTTCTTCCCAACAACTTCATAAAAAACATTCGACTTCATACCACACCGCCTAATCGATACTATTATGCCCTATATTATACCCAAAATAAGACACGATATGCAACTTAGATATAAATTGTGTCATTTTAGGGGGGTTGACACCCATAATTATACAATGATAATATTAACGTGTATTAAAAAGACACAATAAAAATTGGAGGAGTAACGTTTACATGGAACACACTGTAAAGTCAGCTCGTGTGAATGCGGGAGTAACTCAAGAAGTGGCAGCGCGGTATTTAGGACTCTCTCTAAATGGCTATGCAAAAAAAGAAAGGGGGAAAAGTAAGTTCTACGTAGATGAAATAATTGTATTAAGCAAACTATATGGCGTGGATTACCGGATTTTTTTACATCATCGTGTCATAAAAAGACACGGGGCGATTAATATAAATAGAAGAGGGTGAGGTGGAATAGTGAATATAACGCTTGACTTGACTTCACAATTAAAAGAGCAACTAGATAAGGACATCCAAGAAATTGTTATCAAGGCCGTTGACGGTTTGGTATCTGAGGATAGGGTTATGACAAAAAAGAAGCAGCAGCGTTTTTTCAAGTCTCTATACCTACACTGGAAGCTATGATGTGTGAGGGCTTACCTTATTTTAAACGAGGTCAAGTGGTTAGGTTTCTTTATAGTCAAGTTGTTGACTGGATAAAGACCAAGACCGAGAAAAACGTATCCCACATCGGATAATCGGCTCGGAAGGCAGCAAGAAACCGCGGTACCTGTTTAGTACCGTCAGTCTGGATCGATGGGCAAAAGAAGAAGAAAAACGAAATTATCGTTTATGAAAGGAGCTGGAATTGAATGGATGAAAAAAGCATTAATCCGGGAGATACGGTGCGGTTGCTCAGCGGGGGAGGCACTTGGGACCCGAAAAAGGGAGCGCATCTTGTCGCATGTAAAAATGATCATATATACAAAGTGGGCGGGTTCTGGCTTCGCCGTGGGATCGTCTATATAACACTCCTTGACGAGTCCAATACTTGGGTAGGTCAAGCAAGACCCGAACAGCTCGAACTGCTCAGAAGCGCCGCGGTATAGTGCCGGTGATCCCCAGAAGAAAGGAGTAATCGCATGAGTCGATGGCAAAGGTTAGCGGAAATGGACCTTATAAATTTGTTTCCGTATATAGTCGGCAGGATCGAAGGAATCGTTGAATCACCACTAGCCGACGACAACACTAAAATTAATGAAATTAAAAATGTTTTATCCGCACTTAACGACGAGTTAAACGGGAGGAATATCGAATGAACCTATCGAAAATGCTCCGGGAAACCGGAAGAACGTCCGGCGTAGTCTACGCAACCGGCGTAATGAAAGGCCGCGAAGTACTCCGCATGGTCGCGGACTGCCGGGCGCAGGAAACGATTCGTGAAACGACAGCGCGAATACTCAGCGAAGGGAGTTGTTCCGATTGAGCAGCAAGCAACGTGCGGCAGAGGAGTTGTCCCGGATTTGGGATTTACATGGCGAGCTAGACATCCGGCTATATAAGTTGTGTGACAAGGGCATGTTGTTACACGAAGTGGCTTCGGCTGAGTATAGCAGGGTGAGCAATCCGGGGCTAAAACGATTTTATCACCGCATTATCTCACGAAAAAATGGTTACAAGACGACGAGAACGGATGAAATGCGGGAAATGGCACGGGAAGCGCGCGAAAAATACGAGGAGGCGCTTGAACTCGTCGACGTGCTAAGTAACATTGAACTTTACTGAGGATAGGTGAAGGGGGGATTAGGTAGATGGGTTCCACTCAATCGGATGAGTATATAAAAGGTATCGTAAAAAAGTATCTTATATATGCTACTGAGTATCTTAGCAATGATTTACTTGCTTTTAAGGGTGAGGAAAGACTAGTAGGTGAAAGGCTGTTCGAAAGATTAACTGTACGCCTTACAGAGTTATTTTTCGATGTGCGATACTGCCCAAGAAATTACTGCAAATGTTCGCCCGAATACCGATTTAAGTCTTTTATAGAACAGCATTATGAGGAATTAAAAAAGTACGATAGGACTTATGCCGATGAATTAATACAATTAGCGGTGAAGCTAGCATTTATATATGGTTAACAAAGGGAGGCGATAAACCAATGTCGGCCGAAATTTACATCAAGTTTTACGTAGACGCAGTCCGCTCGGGCATGGTGGCGGACATGGGTGCTGAGCGGTTACAGACGCTGCTGGTTATCGCATCTTTCATGAACGAAAAGGGCGAGTGCTATCCGACTCAGTGGCAAATAGCCAAAGCGTTAGGGGTGGCACGGGAAACGGCTAACCGAAGAGTTATGAGGCTTGCGAAATATCGATGGGAAGGGAAGCCGCTAATCGAACTGAGGAAGATAAGGAACGACATGGGGGAGTGGGTTAAAACTATTTATAAAATCCTCCCCGTCAGTAACGTTTCAATTTTCAAATAAAGACGGCTATGTGATAGGAACATCACACGGCTCTCGTCACACGGCAAACGTCACACTAAGAAGAACTAATAATAACAAGAACTATATTAACTAGAACCATAAAACATTACGCTGCGTCACTTCGTTCCTTGCGACAGACGCTATCAAAAGGTCAAGGAGGAATACGTCATGTTTAAAATTGATGTGGATAATGGGAAATACACTTTTATAAATGATAACGGAGTCGTTAGGATTCTTAGGTACGGGGAAATGTGGGACACGGGAAATAAAGCCGTGTTATCACTGCTGCAAAAGGTCGAGAAATACAGAGAGGAAATTATCGACCTTAGAGTCAAGGCACATTTCTCCTGTCCCGGATGTCACGATGATTGTCAAGGTTGGGTTGTCGATGGGCAACCTTGCAAAAACGATTGGTAAAATAAAGAGACGCGACAGGAGGCGAACAGTTTGGAAGATATCTGGGACGTTGACGACTGGGTAGAAGAAGCGACTATACAGAAGGTTTATACGTTTTCTCCTAAGGATGTTGCGGCTGCTTTAGGACTTCCTCTGCACGTTACTGCTGAAAGATTATTTCAACTTGTCAACCGTGGAAAAGTCATCTCACATTTCGAAGTACGCTGCCCAATCTGTTCTTCGGCGACACCCGTAGACCTCGAGATACTGGCCGCTGACCCGACATGTGCGTGTGGTGAGCACGTATACGAAGTTACTCCCGAGTTGATTTACGTGTTTTTTAAAATCAGACCCGAGTATATCAACTGGGTACAGAAACAGAACGAAAATCACCGAGGAATTAGACGATTTACTAACCGTTAGTATTATCCGTCCACCTCAGCGAGAAAATCGATAATTTCCCGAAAGGAGACCGTTAAAATGGCGAGTAAAAAGATTGATATCCGCCTGACCGAAAACTTCCGCCTCCGAGCGGACGATCGGAACTTTATTATCATGGAACGAAGATTCACTGATCCAACGAGGTCCCCGAACTGGGAGGGCCTTAAGAAGAACGGAAAGTCACCCGAACCGCGGGAGACGTGGCGGGATTCCGGTTACTACCCGTTAGGGCGATTTGGGCTAACGGCAGCAATAGAAGAGGTCATTGTCAGAGAAGGAAACAACCGGGGTAATGCCGCAGGTAGCTTAGGCCAGTTGCTTTTGGAATATAGGAAAGTTGCCACTGATGTTTATGATACTATCGAGCGTTGTTGGTCTGAACTGGGGGTGCCTCGCTACTTTGACAGCGAAAACTAAATCAGATGACTGGCGCAATCTCCCTAGCGAAAAGTGGAACGTCCGCACCGTCCACGCATATTTTGCCGACATGAACCGTGAACTATACGACGCAGAATACGTCCCTATGCGAAATTGGAAATTCGAGCAGGGCGTGATCAAGCGGAATCTTACATCATACGGGCCGGAAGTGATGCGAAAGGTGTTCGATCGGGCATTCCGGGAGTACCGGCCATCCCGAAAGTACCCGATCCTGACGGCAGGGTTTGTATTATCGTATATGGCCGGGCGGATACTCCCGCAGGTGCTTGCGGACGAAAAGAAGACCGAGGAGCAGGAAACGGATATATCGGAGCTATCTGACTGGCTCTAGAAGGAGGCGTGACAATGACAAAGGTAACGGAAAAACAGGCCGGGGAACTATCGTCGGACCTCGCAACTCTGACGGCAGAGATAAACGCTTATAAACGGGTTGCGGGCGAGGCGGTGTTTGAGATTGGTCGACGATTGAAATACGTTAAGGAAAACGACCTTGTTCATGGGCAGTTTGGGGAATGGCTAGAATCCGTAGGCATTGATTGGAATGTAGCCAATCGTATGATGAAGATAGTAACTGAGTTAGACTCAAATTCTGATACGTATCAGAATATCGGTTGGCAGGTGTTATACCTTATCGCAACACTCCCGCCTGAGGAGCGCATCAAGCAGCACACGGTCCCTTCAACCGGCCAGACGAAAACGGTCGAGGACATGACCGTCCGTGAACTCCGAGAGGTCAAGGCGGCACTTAAAGCCGAGGAGAAAGCACGAAAAGAGGCCGAGGAGCGAACCGAAGCAATCCGGGATACTTTAGAGGCGATCCGGCAGCAGCCGCCTAAAACGGAATACGTGCCTGATCCCAGAGTTAGCGACCGGTTGAAGCGTTACGAGGCAAGGTACGGAGACATTGACGGTATCGTCACCGACAGGATTTCGAATCATACCGAGGTTGATGGTGCGGCCGCACAATTTGCTGACGATGTCCAGACGTTTCTCCTCAACTACGCTCACCTGACCACTTTTAAGGCGTCATTTACGGGAATATCGGATGAGGCTTACGAGAATTACGTAACAAGCCTCGATGCTCTTAAAGAGTTTATTAACGGGATGCAGCGCGTTCTGGATGGCTCGCCGAAAGGCAAAGCGGAAGTGATTGATATTAATGACGTTAGGGTGATGTAAGGAGGTTATGGCGTGGAGAAGAAGCAACTGACGGTGGAGGAACTAATGAAATTGGAAATGGACGAACTTCAAGAAATAATTGAAAACAACATAAAAGAAGCAGAAGTACTACTCAATATCATTAGGAGGGTTTAAATGTGGAAATTGCAAAGCTAGTCTTAAATCGGAATGGGAAATTTGCAATCGAATTTGATACGAATCAAGAGGTGCTTAACGTACTCGCGCCGATTGTTTCACAAATTTTTTCTACTCAACAACTGGCTGACACAAGCAAATTACGGGCCATCAAGAGGGGAACCGTACCCAAAACAGATAATATACAATTGCGTCTTGCCCAGCCGAAAACACCGCAATTAAGGCTAACTCCGAGGCAAGAGAGGGAATTAGAAACCCTTTGGTTAGACATAAGGTCGGCAGTTGAGTATTTCTGGAAGCTATGTCGGACTAGCCGGAAGCAGGAGTCAAAAAGCCGAGTCTACAAAGAGCTTTTTGATGAATTCGAAGAAGTCACGGGATACAGAGCCAAACGGAAAATGACGCTGGGCAGGGTTGATCCGAGAAGTTTGGTACTGAATACGCTTATCCGAGAAGGAAAAGGCCCGGAATTCTTAACCTTTGTACGATCCAAAGCACGTGTGTTTAATTCGGAATTAATCCGCATATAGGAGGTACTGTATGAAAACTAAGGCCTTTATCGTAGATGCTCGGGAATTTAAAATCGGCTTTTGCAAAGGCGGAGTATGGGCCTCCTTGCCGATGCCAAATGATGAACTAACGAAGTTCACGGAGCGTCTGCGAGAGATGGGAATATTCGACCCGATAGTGATGGTATACGATGCATCGGCCCTCTACAAAAAGACGATAAAATCGCTTTGGACGGAGGACAACCGGCTTGGATTAGTCGAGTTAAACCGCTTGCTACTTGAACTAGAAGGAGGGTGATCGTAAATTGTCTCATTCTAAACGTTGCATCTTGCGTCAACACTGTAAGGCCGCAGATACCGACTCGTGTAACCGCATGTGTTCTTATTACGTTGGGCTCCACGGATACAACGGCTTGAGCGGCCGGTACGGAGCAGCGAACATACCGACAGAGTACCAATTCATTACGCTTACCTCGTCTCCGGCCCGCGAGGTTCAAGCGAAGATATACGATTTCCTGACGAGTTACGTAGGCACCTTTCCCCGTCAGTTTGAGGCTGATGCCGAGCCGATCAAATCGCTGTATCTGCGCTCCCATACAACGGGAACTGGAAAGACAACGACAGCCTGCGCAATCGCGACGGAATACCTCATCTGTCACTATATCGGGAGCCTACGCCGGGGACGGCAGCCACTGGAAAAGCCAGTCTATTTCCTCGATGTAAACGCATGGCAAAACGACTACAACGAGTTCAACCGGAGAAATATACCTGAACACATCGGAGAGGCCGCATCTGCTCGGTATTACGCCGCTCAAAAGCACGCAATGGAGGTACCGTTTGCTGTCCTAGATGATATCGGAGTCCGAGACTCTACGGAGGCATTCCGCGGTGACCTCCACCGGCTGATTAATACGAGAGTAACGGCCGGCCTTCCGACTGTATATACCTCAAATATCCCGCTAGCCGATCTGAACGAGGTATTCCGGGAGCCATCGCCTCGGCTTGTTGATCGCATAAGGGATAGATGTGCTGAGCTTGTATTTACTGGCGAGAGCAAAAGGGGGTTAAGACGGTGAGCGTACACGGTGAGCAACTGCTTTCGAAAATAATTGACGGTAACAATGTTCTGGCTCTTAAGAAATACGGAATCGAACGGTATCACTTTGCTACAGAAGCAGAACGGGCAGCCTACGATTTTATTGTCAGGTATGCGAGCAAAAATGAAGGGAACGCACCGAGCTATGCGACATACGTTTCTGCTTGCCCGGATGTGACGTATATACCGGACGTGTCGGACAGCTACGAGTACCTAACTTGGGAGCTAAAGGATCGTGCCGGAAAGAAAATGGTAGCCGATCTGTTCAACCCAGCAAAAGGCAAGCGGACTTCACAGGTCGAGGAGAAATTCTCGGAGCTATCGTTTGATGAGTTTGTTGCATGGTTTACAAAGGAGTCCGACCGCATAAAGGAGACGCTTAACGTCGGAACCGGCACAAAAATAGGCCGCACACTTGACGAAATGTCTGCCGACTTTCTGCGGGAATATAAGCGCAGAGAGGCCGGGAAATCGTTCCGGTTATGGAAAACTCCATTCGAAGCGTTAGACCGGGAAATCGGCGGGTTTTACAGCGGGGATATTTACGGAATCATGGCGGAGTCTGGCCGGGGGAAGACGTATCTACTCATCGCGATTGTAGATAGGCTGCTCCGGCAGGGCGCGAATGTCCTCGTCAAGTCCTATGAAGTCAAAGAATACGTTTGGCTGGCCCGGCTTATATCTGTGGCAACCGCGGTTGATGGACTCTTTAAAGACGAGGAGACGCAGACACCGCTGGGGATTCCGAACAAAGCGATTCTATCCGGAAAATTAGAGGATTTCGTGCGGGAGAACTTCGAGGATGTCGCCTCTAAGCTGGCGGACTATTATCCCGGGAAGCTTTATTTTCAGGGGAAAGGTGGCTCCGAGCTTACGCGAACCCTTGATGATCTCGAGCGTGAGTTACAAACGACTAAAGTTGACGTAGTAATTCTAGACCCATTCTACGGTTTGTCCGACGTATACGGACGAAACGCAAACAAAACGGCAGGTGGTGCGGCAGAGTATGCGGCCTCCCGGTTCGAGAGGATTGTCGGGGAAAATGATGTCGTCGGATTCTACAGTATACAGGCGACCGTGGAAAAGAAACGGCTTGACGAGGAGGAGCAGCGGGAGCTAAAGACTCCCAAACGCGATCAGGTTAAGACGACCAAACGACTCTTAGACATTGCAACGGCTCTGCTCGGGTTTGATTCGATAGAAAAAGAGGGTATAGCCGCACTGGGCATCGAGAAGGGCCGCAATGGCGGCGAGGACTTCCGGCTGGACCTCGTGGCGCTACTTGATTACGGGGTACTTCGGGAGTTTCCCAAAGCCGAGGAGGCATCGGAGCAGTTTACAGGAGTCTTCTAGGAGGTGGCCGGATTGTATATCGATGTACTTTACGAACTGGAACAATATGACTGGCGAAACGTCCGGCTATCGTCTGAAAAATTTATCGCAAGTTCGCCATTTAGGGCAGACGATGATACTCCGTCATTCTTTGTAGACCTCCGGGAGGATTCTGAATATTACGGTTGTTGGCTCGACTCGGGCGGTACTGACCCTGAATGGACCAGCGGGAATTTTACGAAGCTGCTATCGTATCTTATGGACGTTCCTTACAGAGAAGCAGACGAATATTTGCGTCATAAATACGAAAATGACGGAGACCAAGAAGCACCCGTCCTTAGGCGCGTTAGATTATCGGCAGAAAGGCCGAAAAAGCCGGTACTCCACGTCGGTCTACTTGAGGAATACCACCATGATCATCCGTATTTAGCATTCCGCTGTATCTCCGCAGGTGTCCAACGGGAAATGCAGACGGGGTACTGTCAACGTAAAAATGCCGTTACCATTCCGTGGTTTGGCCCAAACGGGCAGTTACTCAATGTTAAGTACCGCAGTGTATACGGAAAGAAATTTTGGTACGTAAAGGGTGGGCGCCCCATTAAGGAGCTCGTGTACGGCATCGATTATATCTACCGGCATCGTTGCCGGCGGGCTGCGATCGTAGAAGCCGAGATCGATGCGCTGACGCTCATGAGTGCGGGTGTTCCTGCGCTTGCTACCGGTGGGGGTGTGATTAACAAGGAGAAGGCGGCCGTAATTATACGTAGCCCAATTGAGGAAGTCTTCGTTATGGCCGATCATGACGACGTTGGGCAGGCGCTTAAGCGAGAGGTTATCCGTATGCTAGGCGGGGACTTACGCGTCGGAGTTGCGGGTTTTCCCAAGAGGTACAAGGATGTAAATGAACTGGCCCAAGTAGAAGGGCTGCAGAAGTTAGGTGAATATTTCGAGCGAAGAAAATTATTTAAAAAATTTCTTTACTAATGTTAGATTTTAACGATTTTATGATGGTATATAAATAGGAGGGAAAAACGGGGTTGGATAAGAATAAACTGAATGCTTTAGCGCTTAAGGCAAAACTCGGCTGTAAAAAATCTCTCTGGGAAATAAAGGCGGAACTGATTGACGAAATTCATAAAATGTCAAACCACAATTGGCACAGCATACGAAACGAAGCCAAATTCGAAGAATCATGTTTCACAAGGATAGACAGTGCGGTTAGGGCTTTTGATCCTAGAAAAGGAAACTTCTATAACCTAGCAATGTTTAAGATAAACAGTTGTTTGAAGGAATCTCGTAAGAGATTTAGTGAGGCTCCTGTAGTTATCTCTTTATCCGAAAAACCTTCAGAGATTGAGCTTGAGTCGACGATAATAGATGACTCAGCAGTTATCGATGATAGACTGATGGTAAACGAGAAAATCGCCCTCTTAGCGAAGGGCGATCCTCGAAAGGAGATGATTCTAAAGCTATGGGCAAGTGGTGTGAATAAGACGAAGTATATTGCGGGAGTGATTGCTAAAAATCAGGGAGGCAATATATCATCACACGAGACTTACATCCATCGCTTTAGGGCTAGGTGCCGGAGAGCCCTAGCGTAATTATCAGATCGTCATTGTCATTATATTCCATAATATAAGATTTGTCAACGTTTGAGGTGATTCGGATGAAAGTTGAGGTTACGCATCATGCGGTCGAAAAGGCGGTAACGTCTCTTCGAATCAAACGGAAAATTGCCGATGAGTGGGTACGATCTAACGTCAAGAAGGCCCGGTACATCGCCGATATCATCGCAGAAGACGGCACCCCATCGAGATTATTTGCGGGTGGTAAGGTTACCTTTGTTCTTGATCAAAACAGGGATCGCATTATTACACTTTACCCAGACACGAATCCGGCGAGTTCTGTACGTTCAAAAGTCGAAACTATTGTAACAAAAGAACTACGCAAAGTTGAACGAAAAGAACGAAAGCATCAACGAGAAGCTAAAATCGCTAAACTCGAATTGGCTGTCGAGCGAGCCGCGTGCTTACTCCGGGCCGAAAAGACCCGCAGCCAGTCCGTGAAACTCTCGATGGCTGCCCGGGTGGCCGCGATCGACCAATACATTGAGCAACTTGACCACGATCTTGCGGAGGTTCAGGCTGAAAAGCGCCGTGTGGCCAAGGCGGCGGCCGCCTACATGATATAGTTTGCGTTTCAGCCGCTGGGCATCTCGGCAGGTGCCCGGTTGCGGACGCGCAAACGTCCGAAAATAAGCATAAAGGAGCGATTGAATGGGAGTACGTGAATGGCTTAAAGAGCGTGAAGAAGAACGCAAGAAACGGGCTAACGGGGGCAACGACGGCTTGCCGGAAGGTATAACGAGATACGTACGGCTTGGCTCGGAGCTGGCTGACGGCAAGATGTTTGCGTTGCTTGCTGGTCCTGACGATTGGTATTTCTATCACGTCCATGAAGACGGGGATTTTGCAACACGAACAACTTTCGTCAAAAAGCATACATGCCTACACTCCCCGAAAGATGTCGGAGCAGACTTCGGAGAGTTTGCGAAAAGAAACCCGAGTGTTTGTCTGTCGTGTAGGGCCAATGCTAAACGTAAATTGTACTTTATGGTCCCGGTCTATGACTTCGAGTATAGGACGTGGCGAATCCTCGACCTTAAGGAATTTCACGCGATGAACCTAATCGATGACTACGACAAGCTGGAGAAGGCAGCCAAGAAGTTTGCGAAGGATTATACACTTGTCGGAGACGTCGTACTCATTCAAAAAACATCCGATGGAAAATCCTACTCGCTCACTTCTGCGGATATCGATGAGGAGATTCTTGAGGAAGCACAAAAGTTTATCGGAACAGATGAAATAAAGTATGCGGAGCTAGCGAATTTCCGAGATGAAGAAGACATTCGGAAAATCCTTGAAGAGACTGCTGAATTCGATGACAGTAAGATCGACATGTCCGCTTTACGTGAGCGGTTCACTGAGCCTGACGATGCTGATCCGAAGTTTTAACGGAGGTGGGTAGTGAGAAAAAAGGAAGTCTTCGAACTTATCACGCTGAGTTTACTTTACTTTGTTGTGGGTGCAATTCTGTGGGTGATACTCGCCTGTGCTATTGGGGCAATTATAGGTTTTGTCTTCGGTATTGACGTAAGTTTCGGGCAGGCATCGTTGGTCTTGTTTTTGTTTGGGGTTGTCTGTATGGTTTTAGGGTTACAGATTAAAAGTTGAGGAGGAAACGCGGAATGAACTTTCGGGAAATGTGGGAAGCCGCCCTGTTTGCAACAGTTGTCGGAAGTACGATGATGGCTATATCTGCCGCGTGGATACTGCTGCTATCTTGGCTTAAGGTAGTTATATCCTAACAAAAAGCAATAAGGAGGCGGTAAAAACCTTGGCGCATTACAGCGAACAACGGGGAAAGGCATCACAGCTAGCCGCAAAACTCGCGCTAGTATCATCCGGCTGGGTCGTAGCTGAGCCGGAAACAGAAGAGCCGTATGACCTCATCGGACGCGATCCGGTCAACGGCGAGTGGTACACATTCCAAGTAAAGACGATTCGCAAACGGTATGACCGCGGGGGCGACCTCGTCGTCTACGCAAAAAAGAATAACGGTGAGCCATACTCGAAGTCCGACGCTGACTATATCGTTGGCGTACTGGGAGAAGAAGACGAGTCGCCGCGCGTGTTTTACTTTGAGAACCGCGGGATCGGTGAGTACTGGGCGTCAGAAGCACGGGCAGTTGCACGCTGGCAAGAGTTGCCGCTAGCGTTCGATCGGGAGATGGTCGCGTGCCCGAGATAGACTGGTTTGACTACGACGGATCAGAGCCGGATGTTGTAGCGACCTGCGCAAGCTGTGACGGGGAAGTATACGAAGGGGACGACGTGGTACTAACGACAGAGGGCGACATCGTACATGAGGAGTGCTTTGCGGCATTTGCACGAGACACTTACCGGAATGTTAGCGGAACGATTGACGCCAATGGGCGGATAATTTGAGGAGGGTTCATATGGGGAAATTGCGTGAAATTAACGGTGGAGTGTTTCGCGAAGTTGATGGATCACCTGACGTAGGAGACTTTATAGTTTACGACGAAGTCCCCGCACATAGTTACTACCTCGCTGCGGGTAAACCGTATGAGGTCATAGAGGCTGGTTATCACGATGGGAACTATGTCTTAATCGAAGATGACGAAAACGAGGAGTATAACGCAATTAATGATGACTTCACTGTCTTGAAACGGGTAAGCCAAGCGGCGGCTCTTCAGTATTTACTAGACCAACGCAAAGCCGAGGTCACCGAGCTTGAGAAGAGGCTAGAAGAAGAGGTTGGTAGACGACTAAAGGTCGGTGATTACGTGAAAATCATAGAGGTATACCCCTGCGATTCTTCCTGCGGGGCTGTTGTCGGAGATATCGTACAGGTAACCCATACTGATTATAGCGATGTGCCATATAAATGTAAGGGACCTAAATATGAGTGTTGGTTTTGCACCCGGCAACTAGAGCGAGCTACAGACGAAGAGGTAGCGGCAGCCAAGCAGGAAGAAAAGTGGGCGAAAATCGGACGTAAGGTTAACGAGTATAAGGTCGGCGACATCGTACGATATGAATATAACTCGAAAAATAATAACGCGATAGGAAGGAGTGGATTTTCCGGGATTCTCGCGGAGATCGACGATACTAGGCTTGGTTCTAAGCGTAAGATTGACCTTGTACATCTGGTAAAACCATCGTTTGTAGACGATGATCACGACACTTGGGCGAAGCTTGGGGACGTTGCCCTCGTTGTGCCCGTCGAAAACCGTATCGACCAATAGGAGGGGTAACCACGAAATTCAAACTTACGCTCAACACACGCTCTCCGACGGACACATCCCGAATAAAAGAGGCGGTGCAAAAACGCAAAGCCGCTGGGGTCGCCGAAACACCCGAAGAAGCATTCGAGCGAATCGGCGCGATGGCCCTTACGCCCAAGCAACGTATGCAATTTGACGCCGCTCTTGCCGCATTCAGGTCCGGAGAGATAGGCAGTCTTCGGACCGACGGCAAGCGGTGGACCAAGGGCGACGTGCTTGCGGCAGGAGCGCGGATTTTGCAAAAGCGTAAGGAGGTCGAGCGAGGGCAACGGATATCCGAAGTTCTCGCATCAAAGCCTGAGAATTTCCACATCCTTACGCATGATTCGGAGCTGCCTGCGTTTGTTGATCGGCTTCGGACGGAATGTAAACGGCAGATGACGGAATGGGCTGGAAAATACGACTTTCTCGGCGTGAAATCGATGACGGCAGGCGACTTTGAGGGCACCGGGGTTGACTCGTATATCGACCTTAGCATCGGGTTTTCGATCTGGCTCCCGCTGCTGGGCGAGGGCTATTACCTTCCTTACGGGCACGTCGATATGAGAGGCGTTGAAGGTTTCGAATTTTTAAACGACACTTTCGCTTTCAAGAATGGTGACCCGCAGCTCACGCGGTCGAAAGTTCTGGACGCAATCAAGCCTTATCTGTCACAACCAATCCACGGCAAAACGTTTCATATGGGCAGTGCGCGTTATGACCTTCACGTTGCCCGAAACGACGGGTACGAAATCCGCGGCTGTGTCTGGGATACGTTGGACGCGATGCATTTGCTCAACGAGCACGAGGAAACATACGGACTCAAGAAACTGGTCGAAAAGTACGGAAAGTATTTCGATATCCCCGGTCCCATATACACATTTGAGGATATGTTCGGAAACAGATCGCCGGCTCCGTTTAGCGTAGAGCTAGTGGGAATATACGCAATCAAAGACGTGCTTTACGGCTGGAAACTTTTCGAGTGGCAAGTCGAGATGATGCGGAAATCTCCCGGCCGCCTGCTCGATTGCTACGCAAAAATTGACTCTAAGTTGCCCGAAGTTGACGTATTCATGGCGAGATGTGGCTTTGAGATCGACCTTGACGGGCTCAAGGCGCTGGAGGCGGAGTTCGTGCCGGCTCTCCAACAGGCAAAACGCGATGTAATAGAGACTTACGGGATTGACGATGAGTTTGTCCGCAAGATGGACCGGACACTCAACGCGGGCAAAATCGAAAAGTGGATCGAGGCGCAAAAAGCACGGATTAAACGGTGGGAGACTAGCGTCCAGAAACAGCAAAAGATCGTAAATGAGTGCGAGACTGCGGGAAAAACGGGGTTGAAGAAGTACCGGGATGCGAAGGAGAGGCTTCGGAAACTTTACGCAGAAAAGCCGGTTCCTGCCGATGAGGAGCACGCGCCAAGATACGTTACCGAGTTTTCGATCACGAACGGGAATCACCTCGCATACCTAATCTACGATCATCTCAGAATTACGGATGTGACGCCGAAGTTTTACCGCGGCAAAAAGCGTTCGACTGCATCGGATGTATTGGAGGAGTATTACAAGAAGGAAACGGCGCTCAAGCCGCTGGCTACCGTGGCGGCCTACGAGAAGTTGCTAAATACGTACATTCGGAAGATACCTGATGCGTTGGAGGCGGATGGGCGATTACATTCGGAGTTCAAGGCCGGGGGGACTGCAACAGGCCGGTATAGTAGCTCCGGGTATAAAGGGAGGCCTATCGATATACTAGATGAGTTCAAGGGGGCCTGATTTCCTTGATAACAGATGAGAATTACCGAGAAATTGTTCGTAAGCTTATCGCCAACAACGAGAAAGTACCAAAGGGGGTAAATGCGCAAAACCTTCCGGCAAAGGGTGCGGGCGTGCGGGTCCGAAATTGTTTTATCCCACGAAAAGGCTTTACGTTTGTCGGTGCTGACCTCGGACAAATTGAACCTAGAATCATGGCGCACATTATGTATACAAAGTACGGGGACAACTCTATGCGTCAGATATTTATGGATGGCGTTGACCTGTACACAACAGGAGCAATGCAAACGTTCGGGCTTGAGGAGAAGTACTGCTTAGACGAAGCTTACGACCCGACCGGTACATTTGAGCCGAGAAAACTCATGAAGACCGGACAACTAGCTGTATCGTACGACCAGTCGCCGAAATCTTTTGCGAAGAAAATGGGTGTTACAGAAGATGTAGCTCACATGTTCTTTGACAATTTCGATAGAACGTATCCATCATTTCGTACGATGGTCAAGGACATCCGCGAGGGTATGAAGCGTGACGGATACGTCGAGACATTATTCGGTCGAAAACGTCGGTTCCCGGACTTTAACGAAGTGGCCTCGCAAACGGCCCGGAACGAGCAGAAGCTTATCCGTCTGTACACGGAACGAAAGAGACTTCGTAACAAAGAGAACCCAACGGCGGCTGACATGCGTAGGCTTACAACGGTGCAGGACGAGATCGACATTCTATCGGAAAAGCGCGGCCTTGTCGGGTACTGGCTCCGTGCTGCGTTTAATGCAGTGATCCAAGGAACCGGTGCAGATATCCTGAAACTGATCGGTATCCGCAACGCAGAAATATGCCGGGAACATGGTTGGGAAATGAATGCATCGATCCACGACGAGATCAAAAACTCAATTCCGAACGAGCAGCTTACGGCGGAAACGATCGGTCTAATCAACAACGTTATGACGCAAACGGTCGAGCTAAGCGTTCCACTCGTGACAGATACGGTTATTGAGCCCTGCTGGATGCAGACGTATAAGCCGGACGAATGGGACTTTGAGAACTGCCGACCAATCACAGAGAAGTACGACGAAAAGGGCCGAGTATTTGACGATTACGACGAACGTCTACAGGCCGCGAAAGGAGCTGCGTAAATGAGAGAAATATACACGGTGTTTGACCTAGAAACAACCGGACTCGAACCGACGAAAGATCAGATTACGGAGATTGCCGCAATCCGCACCGATTTAATCCGGGAGTACGGTCGGCTTGACGTTCGTATCACGAAAAATTCCGGCACCAAGCTAACGCAAGAAATCGTAAATCTCACTGGGATTAACGAAAGCATGATGCGCGGGGGAGTGCCGGAACCAGTCGCCATTATGCTACTCTCCTGCTTTATGAGTGGTACGATCGTAGTCGCGCATCACGCTCCTTTTGATCTGGCGTTTCTAGCACGCTACCAGTTTGAGCCGGATTCCTTCGTCTGCACTCGAGCCCTCTCAAAATTGGTAGAGCCGGACGAATCAGCGAGTCTCGCGTCGGTTGCTGAGCGCAGGGGGATTGAGCTAACCGGGCACCACCGGGCAATGAACGACGTGGAGGCGACGGTGAAGGTATTCCAGCAGATGAAGGCGGAGGCCGACGCGCTGGGAATAAAATATTACAACGTCCTCATCAACGACGAGGAACGGCCGTTGACGTTTATACCAAAGGGCGCGAAAGTCATCGACAAAACAAAGGGGGAGATCGTATCTCGCAAACAATAGCAGACCGGATTGCAGAGGATTTTGTATCTTATCTAGACGACTGGCATTCGAGGTCGGAAGTGTTTGACGACAAGCTCGACGCTCAGCTCCACGAGTGGTATGCGGATTACATCCGAAATAAAAAGGTTTGGCCACCAAGAGATATTCCGTATTTCTCCCCGTCTAGTGCAAACTCAGACATTAGGGAATTATACGAAAAAATAAACGGAGCTAAGAGAGACATTGTACAAAAACCACCGTACCAAGGTCGCTGGACTCGAATCGGGACCGCGATAGGAGATACGATACAGCGTGATCTATTATTGGCGGAGAGACATGTCAGCAATCCTATTTTCAGGTTCAAGAAGAACGAAGATGGGACGCCCATGTTCGAGGAATTCGCAAAGAAGGCTCGCAACATTATGCATAAGGGCAAGGTTTTTGCTCTTTACGGTACTTGCGACGGAATCATGCTTTATACATCCGATGAGGGGGACGTTATACGAGTCGGGCTCGAAGTTAAATCAAAACAGACGACTTACTCGCAAACATCGCTTTACTCCATGCGGGAGCCGAAAGACGATCACATCAAGCAGGTGACATGCTACTCCACTATGTATAACGTAGACTATTACATCATTCTCTACGTCAACGCCTCGAAAAAGGGCTGGAACATGAGCGACGAGGATTACGCAAAAAGCCCAGACATCCGGGCATTTGGGATTTACATTACCGACACCATGAGAAGTGACGTTTTAGATACATTCGCAGGTGTACTTGAGCACATAAGTAAAGGAATACCCCCGGCTCTGGACATCGAAAAATGGACATTTAACAATTATAAGCGAGCTTGTGCACTCTCTCTTACCGACGAAGAAGTAGACGACATAAAACGAAAATCCGACCGTATGATCCGCAGCTCACTGCCGGACTGGAAAAAGTCAGTGTACCGGGAATGCGTCAAGTATATCACGACTGTCAGATCGGAGGTGACTGAGACTGACCAAGAAGAGACAGCAAGCTGAACGTTATCTCGGTCTAGACTTATCGCTGCGAGGCCCGGAGTTTGCGGACATTGCCGTCAAAGACCGTAAGCCTGCCTTAATACGATCCGCACACTTTAAAACGACGACCGGTGAGACTCGCGTCCAGTCATACGAGGCGATCGAATCATTCGCATATCTGTTTGTCCGGGAGCAGACGAAGTCGGGTGCGGCTCCATATATGGGGATCATCCGGGAGGCATGGCCACCTGCGAGAAACTACGAAAATAACGACAAGGTTCACGGAGCGTGGTCGGCAGTGGATCGGGCGCTTGAACGCTTTGGGCAACGCGTCACCGATCATCTCTCTCCGTCCACCGTTAAACGACTCGTGGCCGGGAACGGAAAAGCCGAAAAGGAGGACGTAGCCGACTCAGTCCGCAAGCTGCTCGGCCTCTCTCCCGACTATGTATTCGTGAGTGATGACGAAAGCGATGCCTGCGCCGTTGCGCTCGCGTGGCTCATACAAAAAGGGGTGATTGATACGTGACAAGAGAGGATTATGCTAGATACGTCCGGAACCTCCAAAACATTATTGATGCGTACAAATATAGCATCGAAACAAGAACTAGAGACCTAGTGAAATATCGGGAACAGCTCCGAAAACTCAAAGAGGAACTGGAGGAGATCAAAAATAAGTACCGTCATTACGAAGAACAACAGGAGTAGGAAGCTGCCCTTTGATGAGCCGAGGTTACTTGCGTTTATTCAATCAGCAACACATCGATATCCTCAGTTGGATACGGCAGAATATACCGAAAGTCTCATCGAAACCATTACGTCAAAGCAAGAGTTTCCTGCCGACAAGATTACGCATGAGGCGATCTTGAAGGCGCTAGATAACGTCGGCCTACCTGACTCTGACGAGGGAACGCACCCGGATTGGACATATGTAGCTGCGTATGTATTCTTGCGCTCCCTATACAAGGCAGCCTCGAAGAATCGGGTATATGATGCGTCTCAAAAATATGGTGACTTTTACGCACTTATCAAGACGTTATCTACTCAGGGCATCTACTCACCGGACATCTTAAGGCTGTATAGCAAAGACGAGATTAACGAGTTTGGACGCGAGATCGAGCCTGAACGTGACAAACTTTTTAATTACATCGGGCTAAAAACGCTGGCTGACCGGTACCTCGCTAAGTCCTACGACGGCGAAGTATACGAATTACCACAGGAACGGTTCATGATCATTGCCATGACGCTGATGATGCACGAAAGGAAGGACCACCGGGCTGATCTCGTAAAGGAAGCGTACTGGGCCCTCAGCAACTTGTACATGACGGTAGCAACGCCAACACTCGCAAATGCCGGCTTGAGCTTCGGCCAGTTATCGAGCTGCTTTATCGATACAGTAGACGACTCCCTCCGCAGTATCTACGACTCGAATACTGACGTTGCTATGTTGTCCAAAAACGGAGGAGGAATCGGGGTTTACGTCGGAAAGCTTCGCGCAAGGGGCTCCGACATAAAAGGCTTTAAAGGCGTGAGTTCCGGCGTAATCCCGTGGGTTCGCCAACTCAACAATACGGCAGTTAGCGTTGACCAACTCGGCCGGCGTAAAGGCAGTATTGCCGTATATCTAGACGTTTGGCACAAGGATATCCTCGCGTTTCTCGATCTCAAGCTGAACAACGGCGATGAGCGTCTGAGAGCCCACGACATTTTTTCGGGTGTATGCGTTCCTGACATCTTTATGGAGACCGTTCGCGACCGTGGCGATTGGTACCTTTTCGACCCACACGAAGTGCGTCGGGTGATGGGGTATTCATTGGAGGACTTTTACGACGAGGAAAAAGGCGACGGGTCTTTCCGGCAAAAATACGAGGAATGCGTAGACAGCCCGGAGTTAGCCAAAGTCAGAGCACCGGCCATCGAAATCATGAAAAGCATCATGAAATCGCAGCTCGAAACGGGAACGCCCTACATGTTTTACCGTGACGAGGCCAACCGTATGAACCCGAACGGCCACGCCGGAATGGTCTACTGCACGAATTTATGTACGGAAATCATGCAAAACATGTCACCAACCGTTGTTGTAAAAGAGTATACAGACAGGGACGGAGATATCATCACGACTAAGGTTCCGGGGGATTTCGTCGTGTGCAACTTATCATCGATAAACCTCGCACGGGCGTATGAAGTGCTTGACCGTCTCATCCCTATTCAAGTCCGGATGCTTGACAACGTCATCGACATCAACGCTGACAAAATCGAGGTACAGCAGGCGGTAGTTACAAACCGGAAATATCGTGCGATTGGTTTGGGGACGTTTGGCTGGCATCACCTTCTCGCAGTCCGAGGAATTCAGTGGGAATCAGAAGATGCCACCACGTTTTCCGACGAACTTTATGAAAAGATTGCATATCTGACGATCCGTGCGTCATGCATGCTCGCTGCTGAAAAAGGCCCGTACCCGGCTTATGAAGGTTCCGACTGGTCAACTGGGGATTACTTTATCAAACGTGGCTATGCCCGCCCCGGATTCTTGGAGATGAAGAAAGGCGGCTTGACCGAGTGGGAAGACCTTGCAGACAACGTTACGATCTATGGAATCCGAAACGGCTACCTTATGGCGGTGGCACCGAACATGTCCACCGCAAAGATCGGCGGCAGCACGGATGGAATCGATCCGATATTTATGCGGACGTATTCCGAGGAGAAGAGCAAGTACAAGATTCCGGTTACTGTGCCGGACCTGACGCCGAGCACGATGTGGCTCTATAAGTCTGCGTTTAATATAGACCAATCGTGGAGTATCCGGCAGAATGCGGCAAGGCAGCGTCACATCGATCAGGGAGTGTCGTTTAATCTCTACGTGCCCAACGGAGTCAAAGCGAAGGACTTACTCGACCTACACATGCAGGCGTGGGAATCGGGGCTGAAATCGACGTACTATCTACGATCGGCGACGACGGAGATCGAGGAATGCGAAGCTTGTTCGTCATAAAGGAGCTGATCTAATTGGATGTCTTCATTACGGTAAGGACGGTAAGGATGATTAATCCTCTATTAAAAGGTAGGGCGGTCTATGTCCGGGGACTACCGAGCCCAAATGGTTATGCGTTAGTTGAACAGGTGTACCACGATGAAATAATAATACGGCACCGTGGGCGTAACTTAGGAATCCCCGTTGATGAGATCGAAAACGGGAATATAAACATAGAAGTTTTAACGAGTAAGGAGGCTACTATATGCAACGCAGAAAACTCTATGATATAACCGCACCAAACCGCAGCACCGGTATCATCAACGGTCAGTCCTCCAACGTCTTAAATTGGGACGACTGCCGGTTTCCGTGGGCGTATCCGATGTATCGCAACATGCTGCGCAACTTCTGGATTCCCGACGAAGTCCCGATGACCGCCGATATCAAGCAATGGTCAACCGAGCTTGGTGATCACGAGCGAGACACGTTCAAAAAAGTAATCGGGCTGCTTGCGTTTTTGGATTCGGTGCAGACGGATTACTCTGGTAAGGTCGCCGATTACCTCACGGATTCATCGCTATCTGCGCTCATGTCGGTGCTCTCGTTTCAAGAGGTCGTCCATAACCAATCGTATTCATACGTTCTGTCTTCGCTGGTTCCAAAAGCCGAGCAAGACGAAATTTTCGAATACTGGAAAACCGATGAGGTGCTGCGCGAGCGAAACGATTTCCTAGCCGCAGGGTATCAACGGTTCGTCGACGACCCAACGCCACAGACACTTATGGAATCGGTGATCTACGACATCATTCTAGAAGGGCTGTTCTTTTACTCGGGATTTGCGTTCTTTTATAACATGGCACGAAACGGAAAGATGCTCGGCACAAACACGATGATACGGTTCATTAACAGAGACGAGGAAATTCACGTCAGACTGTTCACGCAGATTTTCCGGGAATTGCTCTCTGAAAATCCCGAATTAGACAACGAAGAAACACACGAATTCGTCCGGCAGACTTTCCGCAAGGCCGCCGATTTGGAGATCGCTTGGTCGGAATACATTATCGGGGATCGCTTTGATGGCGTGACCTCGAAAGACCTCGATAAATACGTCCGATTTATGGCGAACAAACGTGTCAACGAGTTGGGCATCGAGAGGCCGTTCGAGGGGCATAGGCGGAATAACCTGCGCTGGATCAAGGCGTACGAGGAAAACGACGCGGGAAAGACGGACTTTTTCGAATCCCGAGTTACCCAGTACGTGAAGGTGTCGGACGATAACGGATTTGACGAATTATAGGAGGCGATCAAATGGAGATAAAAATCAAAAAGATACACCCCGACGCAGTTATTCCGGAATACGCAACGGCAGGAGCCGCTGGGTTTGATTTAGTAGCTTTGGAAGATGTGATTATTGAGCCGGGAGATGTAAAGACAATTCGCACAGGCCTAGCCTTTGAAATACCTGTAGGGTATGAGCTTCAGATTAGACCAAGATCGGGAGTATCTTTAAAAACCAAGCTAAGACAGCCAAACTCTGTAGGAACAATTGACTCAGACTATCGCGGGGAAGTACAGCTTATGTTTGAGAACACATTAACAAAGCTTGCCCATTTAAATGTAAAGTTGGCTAGTTATCTAATCCAAAAAGGCGATCGTCTGGCGCAAGGTATCATTGCCCCAGTAGAGCGTGCGAAGTTTACCGTTGTCGATGAGCTTAGTGGTACAGAGCGCGGAGCAGGCGGCTTTGGACATACGGGGGTACAGTAAGTCTTAATAAACCAAACGGAGGTAACGAAATGAGATATGGAATTAAATTAGACGGGGTGCTTGAAGAAACGTATGACACTCCAGAGGAAGCTTATTATGCGGTTAGGTTTAGATATGGAGACACTGGGTTGTTTTATGAAGTCGTAGCAGTAACGTCGCTAGATGAGAAATTATGCAAAATGCAAGAGGAGTTAGAAGCTTACCGTAAACGGGAACTGAATTTAGAAGCTTATCGTAAACGGGAACTGAATCTTTTGATCGCTTTGATGGGAATAAAGAAGGAACTCGCATGGGGAGACGCAGAAAATGCAGTTTCAAAGGCTACTTATCGCATTGAAAACATTATTAGAGAATTGCAAGGAGGAGAAACAGAAGATGAGTAATGTAGTGTTTAGCGCTTCAGGCAAATTTATAGGAAACGTAGCCCAAGGTTTAGCAGATAGAGATGACGATAGTGTTTTGATCTTGGCTCCTTTTGCAGGGGAAGCCTCAACGTATGCTCCATCGAAAAAGGGCAAGTACAAAGGCTACTATCGTTTGGAACTCAACGTTTTAATTCCAGATGGAAATGTGAAACTTGCTGGGGGAAGGATCATCTGTGGAAGGAGGAGTCGGAATGAGACCGGATGAAAACAAAGTGCCATTGGCAGATACCTACTATCACTTAAATTTAGTTCCCAGACATTTTTCTTGTGAATATCCAATTAATGTCTATATAAAGGGTGAGAACTTAGCACTTTTTTTATCGGACGTAGCTGGGGCCTATAAAGTGAAAGTGTTCAGGGTTAACTTTGATGGTTTTGAAGTAAGAAAGGAGTGAGACCGGATGAAGGAAGAGATCAAACTGCGTCCTGAAGTTCAATGGTTCGCAGAGCAGATGGAATTGAAACTACGGGAAAACGATCATAAGGGCGGCTGGTCGGATGAAAATCTAGAGCACCTCCTATGGCGGTTGGGTGAAGAGTACGCTGAGTTACGAACAGCTATCGAATTAGAAACAGATATTATGAGAGAAGCTGTCGACGTTGCAAACTTCGCGATGATGATCGCAGATAGGGTAATTGAAAGGAGGCGGAGGAGTGAAGCACACTCGCGAAAGCATCATCGCAAAATGGGATACTTTGAGTAACCTCGATAGAGACGAGTGGGTCGCAACGGCAGTAATGGATATAATGGGCTGGTCGTGGTCCTATCGATTTCACCCACGTGAGTTAATCGCCGACGCATGGCGCGTCCTTGAAAAACTGCGCGGTAAGTGGTTCGTCAGGATAGCCGACTTCGGCCGCCACGGCTGGGGCGTTGAGTTAGTTTCGGAAACAGCCGCAATACCATACGTCAGTGTAACACGGGAGACCGTACGAGAGGCGATATGCTTAGCCGCATTGATTGCGGTATTGACTGGGGAGGCTGAAGATTAATGCGAAAAGTCGTGACATGTATAAGGATGATTGACTATCTGAGCGAATTAGACGAGGGAAAATTTCGAGAGCATACGCCAGAAAGGATAGAAAGAGCGCTATCCTTAACGCAAAAGGTTACTATGAGGCGTGTTAAAGATATCTACGATCCCGACGAGATCGAAGTAGATGTGAAAATTGAGGAGGCTGAGTAAGTGGGCGTACTTCTAGAAAAATTCCCTATTATCGCACCAGATGGTGAAGAGTATCGGATTACGGTTTACGAAGAGATAGCCACAGTCTGGACAGCTACATTATACAAAGAAAGAAAATGGAAGCTATTCGGAATGTTTCGGTTTAAGAAAATATATGAGGTGTGTTTTGAGGATTACAATCCGACGGACGACAAACGGGTCGATTTTGTGGCAGCCGCTAGGTATGTTTGGAGAGAGTACAAAAAGGAAGTAAACGCTAGGATCAAGAGCGAGCAACTACGGCTAGATGCGGTCAAGCATTTTGAAGAATGGGACGGAAAATTATAGGGAGGTCGAATAGATGCCGGACACTGGCGATATGACTCTCGAAGAGCTTTACGATCATGCAAATAGACTGTGTCGTAAACACTGGTCAACCGAGTATACGGGGAAAATCGAACTGGTTAACCGGGACTGGAAACGCCGAGCTGGTCACATCACAATTTACACCGATGGAACGGCTGTAATACGACTTAGCCGGAAGGTAAACGCTAGGCATACAAAATCCGAAGTCCTCGATACATTATTACATGAGCTTGTGCATTGGCATCTATTTACACAAGGTCTGCCTTTTAAAGACGAAGATCACGAGTTTATTCGAGAATCCTTGCGTGTAGGAGCATCGTTAAGTGAGGCGAAAGGGGCCCAGCGTGCAGCGTACCAATATAAAAAATATACGGAGGAATCTTAGTATGAAAATTACGTTTACACATGGGGAAGATCGGAATGAGTGCGCAAGACTCGAAATGGACATCGATGGAAGAGGCGGCTTTTGGATCGGATGCTTGAGTGAGGATCCGGAGGATGCGATGCTAGAGCGTAATTTAAGCTTCGTCTATAGCATCGAAGACTGGATCAAGCAAGCGTACGAAGCCGGGAAAAACGGCGAACCACTAGAAATCACCCACGAAAACGAGGAGGATGAAGAATAAGTGACGCATAAATGTTGGGTTATCGTAAACCAAAAGACTGGCGATATTATGACAGCAGGCAAGTCAGTATATTGTGCCGAAGGAAATGCAAAATGGGCACTGACTTACTGGAGCAGCCGACTTAAGCGAAACCGTGAGGATTATGTGATTATCGAGTTAACTGGCGAGGATATGTTACAGCTACTTAGGTGTAAATCGGCTCCGACACTCGACGAACTCTGCGCAAGTATCAACGACGAAAACCGCAATGAGGAGCTTGATTTCGGCGATCCTGTAGGGGAGGAAGTATGGTAACCATATACGAAGTAGCAAAGTACTTCATCAAATATGCAAACTCTAGGCGTGAACTCCTATGTCATCTTAAATTGCAGAAACTATGTTACTATGCACAAGCATGGTACTTGGCTTTCTTTGGTGAGTCTATGTTTGATGATGAATTTGAAGCCTGGGTTCACGGTCCAGTAAACTACAAACTTTACCTTGATTATAAGAAATTTGGTTGGAGCCCAATTAAAGAGAACACAGAAGGTTTTCAGGAAGATTCCATCTTTGATGATAACCAGCTACACGTTTTAGACCAAGTTTGGGAGAGGTATGGTAGACTTGATGTGAAGGTGTTAGAAGCTTTAACCCACGGTGAAGACCCTTGGAAGAAAGCACGAATGTTGTTGGAAAATGACCCATATTCACTGGCAATCATCGTGAAAGACGATATGATGTCGTTTTATAGAGGAAAAATTAAGGAGGAATAGGGCATGGAGAACGTAAAATACCGGAAGGTTAAACGATATGCTAAGGTAGGAGAAAGGATTCGGGCAGTTGATGCGAAGCCGTACTGGGGGCGTTACTACGAGAATGGGGATGAGTTTGAAGTTATTAAAACTTGTGCTAATGGTGTCTGGTGTAGGCGTATCGGCGACGAGGACGAGGACGAGGAGGGGCGGTTGTACACTCTCTGGAGTAGTGAATACGTAGTCCTTGAGCCAATCGAAGAACCCAACGAAATTTCCGACATCAAGAACGAAATGGAGCGTATCACTGGCGAGCTAGTAACGTTGGCCCTCCGCGTATCAAAATTGGAGGAGCCGAAATCGCCGCAAGAAGTCCGTGATGAGATCGTCGAGAAAGCGAAGGCCGATATTGAGGGACTTGCGATAAACGATTACGGGTATGTTGCCTTTATAAGACATTTTACGGGCAGTAACCCGGGTCCGTTTTATAGAGTAAGACACCTCGGCGCTTCATTCGCAGAGTATATTGTTAATCGCAAAAAGAAGACGGTAGTATGTCTGCTTCACGGTGCCGTTACAAAGAGAGTTTACGCAAGAGGTATCGCAAAATGCGCACCCGGAGACGTATTCAACTCGCACATCGGCCGGGCCATTGCACTCAGGCGTGCACTGGGGCTAGAGGTGCCTGCGGAATATATGAGCGTGCCGAATCCTACGGAATTTAAAGTGGGAGATATCGTGGTTAGATATGCTTGGGTAAATACTATGCACCCGTACCACATCTTTCAAGTAGGCACAAAAACGAATCTAAATAACCTAGATGGCTATTGTGAAGTGATCGACGACTCACACGAGGAGGGCGCGCTTGATGCCTACCTTGCCTAACATTGCCCTCACCGGCAAGCTTCGCGCAGGAAAGGACACAGTTGCCGAATACCTAATGGAACGATACGGATACGCCCGTTACGCATTCGGCGACGGCGTAAAGGACGATTTCCACCGCGAGAATCCCGCTGTCCCCCGCCACCCCAAGCCGCGCGCTGCGTACCAAGAGCACGGCCAGACGATGCGGGAGAGATACGGACACGACGTTTGGGTCGTCCGCACAATGAGCCAGATCGCCGCCAGAAAAGACGACAGGCCTATCGTCATTACGGACGTTAGGCAGCCAAATGAGCTAATCTGGGTCAAATCGTCAGGGTACGTCGTGATTCGCGTCAATGCTACGGATGGCTTGCGAATCTTGCGGGCGGTCGAGTCCAGAGACCATTTCCATTACGCTGATCTGATGCATGAGACAGAGAAGCATATCGACAGCTTCGCCGTTGATTACGAGATCGACAACAATGGCGATCTGTTCGACTTATACGCACAGATCGACGATATCATTGTCCACGCCCGTCGGGAGCATCGTAATCTTTCCGTTTAAACAACATCCAACCCTGATAGTCCCCGTCGTAGTAGTACCGGGCGTTTTCGACGGGGATGCCAAACCTGTCGTAGTAACGTTTGGCATACGCATAGTGCCTATTTCGGTCAAACTGAACGGGATTGGCACTCGGAGCCTTAATGATCTCCCATTTGCCGAGAGCAATGCGCCTGTTTGCTTTGTCGTAACCAATGTATAACTTGATCGGCATGTCTCGACAACTCAGCTTCTCAATGAGTCCGGAGCTAAGACGCAGGCGCCCGTGTAGATCGGTAGATACGTAAGGCTCGCCGACGTAGGCACTATCATTCGCCCACACTTCGATTTCAATTTTTGACATATCCGAAACACCTCACTGATAAACGATTTTACAACGATTATAACACGATAATGAAAGAAACGTAAAGGAGGCGGTTTATTGTTCACATACGTTGAGCTATTCGCGGGAATCGGAGGATTTCGATCAGCACTCGATCAATTAGGCGGAATTTGCACATTTGCATCAGAGATTGATAAATTCGCGACAATCTCGTATCGAGCAATGTACGATGGTGCGCCCGAGTTGTGCGGGGATATTACTAAGATCGACGCAAAGGACGTGCCAGAGCACGATCTGCTTGTCGGAGGGTTCCCGTGTCAAGCGTTTTCAGTGGCCGGGCAACGTAAGGGGTTTAGTGATACTAGAGGGACTTTATTCTTCGAGATCGCACGGATTGCTGAAGAAAAGAAGCCGAAATTAATGCTTCTTGAGAACGTAAAGGGTTTGTTGTCACACGATAAGGGGCGGACGCTCGACATCATGGTCCAGACGCTAAATGACATCGGGTACGCGGTTGACTTTTCGATACTAAATAGTAAATTTTACGGAGTCCCACAGAGCCGTGAGCGAGTATTCATCGTATGCTCCCGCGATGTTGAGCCCGAGGCATGGATTGTAGAAGGTAACGGGAACGGGGTTCTTACGAAGGCAAAACGGAGACTGCAAATGATAGGGGCACGTACATTTAATTTCGACTGGCCGAAGAACAGCGAGGTCACGACCAGACTTAGGGACATCCTAGAGCCCGAAGTAGACGAAAAGTATTACCTAAGCGAAGATAAAACGCTGAAACTGTTGGGAGAAATCAGCTCTAAATCAGATTCGGTACGTGTAATCGGTCGTATAGATGAGGTCAACGGTCATGATATCTGTAAACGAGTGTACTCGGCGGAAAGTGTAGCTCCTACTATTCCGACCGGCTCCAGCGGGAACACGACGCCAAAGATCGCAGAATTTACAGTCATCCAGAAAACGCACAGTACAACTACAACCGTAAAATACGACGAGACTGGAACCCTACAGGCAGCGAGGCTAGACAAGGTGCCACAAGTAGTAATGCCTATATTAACACCGGATCGAATAAATAAAAGACAAAATGGGCGGCGTGCAAAAGAAAATGACGACGAATCATTTACCTTAACAGCACAAGATGTTCACGGTGTCATTATCGGCAATCACTCCGATTACCGAATCCGCAAGCTTACACCGCGCGAGTGCTGGCGTCTTCAAGGATTTACAGACGATCAATTCGACAAAGCCCGGTCCGCAGGCGTTAGTGACTCGCAATTATATAAACAAGCAGGCAATGCTGTAACCGTCAATGTTACACACGCAATAGCTCAACGATTAGTACCGATGATTAAAAGCCAAGAGGAGGTAACCGAATGGGTAGTGTAAAAATCGATATCCACGAAAAAGACCGTAAGTACACGCAAACCTACGCACTCAACACGCCTAAAGGAGTCGCAAGGCTCCTGCGGGACAGGTACCGGATTGCCGAGCGCAGGTTTAAAGGCGATACGGCGGCATCCGATATCCTAATCGATTTATCCAGCGCGATTGAGTCGGCAGGGTTGACGCAGAGGCAGGCGGAGGCGCTTGCGTTGGTCCACGGCAAATGGCAGCTTACGCAGTCGGAAGCTGCGGAGGTGATGGACGTAAAACAGCCGATGATATCGCAACTACTAAGGGAGGTTTACGGCAAATTAGCGGCAATTTACCGGAAATGGAATTACGGAGAATTCACCGTGGAATACACCGAGTCGGAAGGGGAACGAGAAATTGAGCGATAGAGAGGCATTTAACGAGACGGTTACCGACCTAATAGGAGAGAATATTACCGATAGATCAGAGCGTATTAAGGCAGTAGAGGCGTTGACTGATGCGTATATGGACTCGATGGGGAACCCTCCTGATTCTGCGCAATTAGAACGACTTGCGGACTATTTGTTAAAGGAGGAACTAACCGATAGCTTCGCAGATAAAGTAACACAGACTGATTACCCGTTTTTTTCGAGCCGTCAGTTAGACCGCAGGTATAAAAAAGAAGCTACAGCAAAAGCCGCAGAGTACGTAGGTACTGACGGTAAAAATCACCGAGTAGGTAAGAGACGTAAACGCAGTAAGTGGGAGACGGATTACGTAAACAAAAATGCAAAGATACGTAATGATGAGCGCAAGGCGCAGTATAAAAGAGACACAGCGCCCGGTATTGTTTCTACCTATTATATAGATGCCTAGCTATTATGCTGGGCTCTTTTTTATTTTCTTGTTGACGCGCATTTCAATACGTATTATAATAGAGATAAGAAAGGAGGTAAACAGGGCGATGGGAAAAGGGAGTAGTAAGTACACAACAGGCGAACTCATTAGACTAGTTCTCAAATCCGGTGCGGTACATACGAACACAGTGGGAAGCCATTGGATGTTCGAGCATGAAAACCTCCCCGGGGAAAAGCTTCCTGTTCCTCATGCGGGCAAAGCCTCGCAAAAAGGGAAACAGGCTTCGAAAAAGGTCGAGAAGTCGGTCCTTGATTTCATCGCCAGAGCCACGACGAAGTAGCGAGGAGGGCCCGTAGGCCCTTACTCGCATATCCATATAGATATTACTAAAGGAGGACACGTATATGTCGAAGATTCATGACGTTATTTATCCGGCCATCTTTACGCAGGAGGAAGATGGAGTTTGGTCCGTTGAATTTCCCGATATCAAAAACGCGGTCACGCAAGGGGACTCGGTAGAGGACGCCTATCGGATGGCCGTCGAGCTATTGTCGGCCATGGTATACGATGATATCAAAGTTGGGAAAGAGCTGCCGAAGCCGTCTGAGGTAGCCAAGATACCACACGCGGATAATGAGTTTGTGACACTGGTATCGTCCAGAGTTGCGGCTGTTTCCGCCAGTGAGTCGTATGTGCGGGTCAACTGCACGTTGCCGGAATGGATGAAGACGGAGGCGGCTGCGGCCAACATCGATTTTTCTAAGACCTTGCAGGAAGGTCTGCGGGAAAAACTCGGCATTGACCGATAAGTTTTTTCGAAATAACCTTATAAAAAGTCCCGCTAGCTGGTCATATATAGTAGACGCCCTTTTGCGGCGTCTTTTTTCGTTTACAGGCAAATTAGTCGATTGGAGTGGTCATCGAATGAAAAACGATTACCTATACTGCTACTCGCCGTCAATGTTTCATTTCTTGCGATCCCGCGGACACCGGTATATCTGCGTCGGGATAAACGAGAAGACGGGCGGTAAGTTCTGGTTATTTGCGAAAAACGACGAGGTGAGTCGATCCCTCGATATGTACGACGAGTCTAAGCAAACGAAGTAACGTTTAATCCCATGGAGTGGAGTGTGGAGTATATGACAAAGAAACCTTTCGCGCCCGTCGACAACTATGTCGAAGTACACAGGGCGCTTTTCACGTTGTACACCCGGCTGCCCGACTTCAAAGCCCAGCACGTTTTGATGTACATGTATCTCTGTGACAAGTATAACGTCCAAAATGGGTATGCTTACCCAACACAGGCACAAATGTGCGAGGACTTGGGGATAAGCGTTAATATGCCGGGGAAATTAGCTAAAACGCTGAGGAAATATGGACTCATCGACTATAAACGACCAGCACTCGGAGCTAATTACGTTTACTACGTTAAGGCACCGGTTACAGACCAAGAGGAGTTTTACCGGAAATACCCTGAGGCTAATCGAGGTAATTCCGGTTCGGAATCGGAGGACTTAACCGGATGGCTTTAACAAAGTAAAGCTTAATCACAAAATATGTGGCTCATATTCACAGAAAATGTGATTATTACCCACATAAAATGTGTACTATAAAGACTTATTCTATAAAGATTTATAAATAAAGACTTATAAAACATTAACACTGCGCAAGTCACTTGATCAAGTCCAAATTTGTGTGTAAATTCCCTCAGCTAGACTGTGCTACATAATGCGAGTCACTTTGGCATCGGACTTTGGCCGATCCTTCCGCCATTCCATGTACTCGGTCATGTCGAGATATTTCTTGCCGGCTGTCCATTTTTCATCCTGTTCCATCAATAGAGCACCAATAAGACGAATCACGGATTCACGGTTTGGGAAGATGCGAATGACACGTTCCCGGCGTCTAACCTCTTCGTTGAGACGCTCAACGCTATTTGTCGTGCGCAGCCGTTTTCGGTAACGCTCTGGCAGCATTAAGACGGCGGTAGCATCGTCAAATCCGCTTTCCAGCACGCCCATCGCCTTACCCGCCTTATCTTCATAAGCCGCTAAGGTCTGTTTTAATAAAAACCTTGCCGTTCCAGTATCAGGAGCATCTAGAATCGACCGTAGACGGCCATGGATCTCATCCTTCAAGGCTTTGGGTGAGGCTTCTAATACATTTCGCGTGAAGTGAGTCTGGCATCGCTGCCATGTTACCCCTTGCAGCTGCTGCCGTACCGCGCGTACAAGGCCGCCATGATCGTCGGAGGTAATGAGATCCACACCTCGTAATCCACGTCCTTTTAGAGAGCTGAAAAACTCACTCCAGCTTGCTTCAGATTCTGTGTCACCCAGCATCAGGCCAAGGACTTCACGATAGCCCTCGGTGTTTACACCAATGGCAATCATGATGCCTCGTGAGCGTACACGACCGTCTTCACGGACCTTGAGATACATCGCATCTACGAGAACAAACGGAAAGAGGCTGTCTGCCAGGCTTCGATTATTCCAAGCAGTTACGATGGGATCCAGCCGCTTACAAAGGTCTGAAACAGTGGATTTAGAAAACTCGGTTCCGCAGAGTTCTTCGGTTACTTGCGAGACTTTACGCGTAGAGACGCCGTTTACGACCATTTCCATCATCGCTAAGATTAACGCTTGTTCACTTCTCTGGTAACGACTAAAGAGCTCTGTCGTGAACTTCCCGCCACGGATGCGCGGAACACTTAGTGTAATGGTTCCCACCCGCGTATGCAGCCCATGTGGATACGATCCATTCCGGTACGCTTTTCGATTCTCTGTTCGTTCATAACGATCTGCTTCCACTTGTTCACTCACCTGTGCTTGTAAGACTTGGTTCAGTACAGACTCGAGCAGCTTGGCTACACCCGCATCCTGAGAATTTCCCAAAAATAGTTGATGCAAAAGCTGCGAATCTACGTTAATCTGGTATTGAGCCATTTCATAACACCTCGTATATTTAGAATTTTGTGTCCCAACATTATTCTAACTGAGGGCTATGAATATGGCTCCTTTCATTTTTTGGAACCTAGCTTTTTACACAATTATACGGACTCAACTGTCACTTCGTTCCTTGCTTGTGTATATAGATAATACCTATATCATCGATCTTTAAAAAAGATAAATAATAGACGAGGAGGGGTAACTATTACCAAGACACGGAGCGCTAGCGACGGGTCGAAGGTCGCAAGGAGCGAAGCGACGCAGCGATAAGGAGGAAACGATTATATGACCGTTAGACTATCCGACTTGGAACACGATGAGTTAATCGTATGTGGCGATGACATCCTCTACAAACAAGGGGCAATTGCGCTTGTTAAACGGGGACTACAAGAGCCGATGTTTACGCTTAAGGGCTATGTTCAGATCGATATAGATTACGAGGAGGAGCGTTAGTATGGCGTTTCATTTTATCGCATTGGAAAGCGTTGGCGGACGCCGCATCGCTTGGCATTATGCGTCCGAGGGGAAGCTTGATAAGGAGACGCTTAGGGCGTTTGTGGCAGAAGCTAAAGGTATGCTTGGCGGTATTCATAAAATCCAAACCGACTCTACGTCGTGGCAATCTATAGTTGATAGGGACTCGTATTTTGACGATGTACTTGTTACCCGAGATGCGGATGAGTTTATTCGCAAGTATCGGCTTCTGCGTAGATTACAATACTTACAGGAATGGGCGGATTATTACGGAGAAGAACTGAGCCGAGGCGGAATTATGAACTTCCGAGTATTGTGTGAGCTGACTGATACAAATCGTGAGATACGAGAGATAGAAAAAGAACTGTACCACAGAGGTGGAGTTATACGAAAGGAGGACGGTAATCATGACGTTTAAAAAATCGTTAAGCACGGAGCAATATACGGCAATCGGCTATTTAGCGTTGCCAAAGAAAGGCGGAAAGACATACGCAGAGATTGCGGAGATATGCGGGGTTCACCCGAACACAATCGGCAACTGGCGTAAGGATCAGATGTTCGAGGCGGAGCTGAAACGTCAAATGGTCCGTAATAGCCAAGAGAAGTTGCCTGAGTTGATCGATAGCCTGACGGAGATTGCTATCCGGGATGGTAACGCAGCAATGGCTAAGCTTGCGCTACAGATCAACGGTATGTTGACCGACCGGATTGAGGTTGAAACGACCGGGCCGGACCAAGTCGATGTAGAGGCGTTGAACCAGCGGCTGGCTGCGTTTAAGGACCGTCGTACACAATCGGGGGATTAGACGGGCAGTAATATGTAGGGCTTCGTTGTAACTACGTGTGTTACACTGGGAACAAGTCGATCAGTTTGCGTTGGGACCAATCGTGGCCGGGTCGATTGCATCCCTTGCTCAGTCCTGACGGAAGGTCCTCCGAAACTTTTCGGAAACCAACCGCGCGGACCCAATTTAGCCCCCGCATACTTATTCACCCGTATACAGTGCCGGGTATATACTGCCGCACATAACTCGGCTTTTGTACAGATGTCTGTCGTCAGCGAGCGATAGCATAAAGCCAGTGCTGACGCGGCTTTGCGGCTATCATGCGAACATATCATCGTTCATTTGTCGATTGAATATTTCGTTAAACACAAGATTTTGTGTTTTGCGTTCTCTTTTCGTAAGGCTTTCGATGCATAAACGATGTATGAAACGGAGGACTATGCGAGACCGATCCGACAAGGAGGGCGCCCACCCCCAAGGGCCCCTATCGAGGGGCTGCGTCTTGTGCCAGAAAAATCCGCGCATCAAAAATAACGTTTGGGTTTGCCCGTCACGGCAACGCTTATGCACCGGATGGGGGGGCGATGCATAAGCGAAAGTCCGCACGGACGACCAAATCCTGCAAAGGTGGCCACCCCAGATTATGCCTTGAGTTTCCCGCCCGTGGTTTAGAAGAGGTGAAAATCCGGGGTGGCACTAATATACTATGCGGTATCTGACCATTGTTGCTTGGCAGATGAAAAATCACCGAGAAATTAGCCGATTAGCCACCGAAACGACCAAATATATTACCTCGGCTTGAAAATCGATAATTTCCCGTAAATTTCTCGTAAATAATCGACGTTAGGAGGTCGGGTATACCGTGGAACAGGTAGAAAACGCAAAAGCGTATATCAAAAGAGCGCTAGAAGAGAGGATTCGGAAAGACATCGAAGCAATCGTATATTCACTTCTGCGAGAAGGGCAGCGTTTTAGGGTTGAGGAAGGGACCGCGTATAAGTACTGCGGAATTCTCGAACACCAGATTAGTGGAGAACAGATAGATAAATGGTACGGAGACTCTAAAACTCAAGTTTACTTAGATTTTATCGGGGAACATTTCAGCGATGAATAAATTACATGTAGCTGCATCGGTGCTCATCGGCATTTTTATCATTGCATTTGCGGCGGTCCTTATTTTCGCAATCCGCATGGCAGGCTTATCACCAGGGGACACCGCATTGTTAATCATAGTTTACGCCTTGACTATTTTGTCGGCTATACGGGGGCTGCGGTGGTTATGATAAATAAAAAAGAGGGCCGCCATCACCCGGCCCTCTATGCTCTGGGAATGCGTTCTCTACGCGGTAAGCTTGATATCCGGCAGCGCCCGCAGCTAAGCTCTTCTCGAGAGAAAGGGCGTAGAGAACGACATCTATATTATGTTCAAGTCTTGAGCGGGTTATGCGATGTTAACGAAAAATCAACGGGAAATTAGCCGTTTTCCCTTACGGAAGACCAAACGGTCAACCTGAGCGCGAAACACGATAATTTCCCGTAAATTTCCCGTAGATATTTGACGATTGGAGCTGAGAGAACTGAGAGAGTATCATAAAAAGCCAGTCATAGTATCGGCCGAGCAGTGGTGGAAGGCCGGTGATGTGCCTGATGCAGGAGTAAATCAATATAAACCTTCTAACCGTGGCATTTGCACAGAATGCGGAGATAGATTGGAACGACACGGAAAGTGTCCGACGTTAGAGGGAAATCATATCGTTTGTCCCGGAGATTATATTATCCGAGGAGTTAAGGGCGAGTATTACCCGTGTAAACCGGATATTTTCGCAGAGACTTACGAGCCTGTAGAACCATAGGAGCTGAAGTAACGATGCATGTCGGGGATTGGGTGTCTTTAGCATACAAAGGGGAAATCACAAGACCAGTTGGCGAGGTCTTTACGAATTGACCGCCCAAAATGGCTGCTGGATGTGGGTAAACTTCAGTTACCAGTTAAGGAGAAATGCCATTAGGGCGGCATGACTAGTATACCCATAGTTTTCCGTTATTATTAAAAATCAATGAATGGAGGCGATACCATGGCGTGGACCGGCACCGGGTGGCTAAAACGAGAGAAACGCGAGGAACTCATACACAAGTACACCGAGCTGATCGACGCTATGGCCGCGAATCAGAATCGGCTTACTGAAAGTGAACTCGCTGAACTTGACGAGTATCTAACGGAGCTTGAGCGGTTGGAGCGCATCCACCGGGGCGAGCGTGACCTACTCTATTTTGCATGGGAGTATTTTTCTGAGACGAGAAATCCGGGAAATCCGGGCAACTGGGATAGCTTCGAGTTGGAGGATGTAGCGGATGCTCCGCAATTTCACAAAGAAATCTGCGATGAAATGAATCGTATCTCGTATGTCAAGAGGAACGGCAAGGTAGCGGTAGCCGCACCGCGATCCCATGCTAAATCAACGTATCTATCAAAGGCGAACCCTTTGCATGAGATCGTCTACCGGCTACGAAAGTACATCATCGTTATCTCGGAGACCCCGACAGTTTCCAGCGCGAACCTCGAATGGATCGCGAACCAGCTAAAGCATAACGAGAAACTGCGGAAGGACTTTGGTCCGTTGCTCCACCCTAAACAGCAGATGAACCCGAGGGATAATACGTCCGAGTTTGTTGCGTGGGAGCCGATGGAGGATGATAGACAGCGTCAAATATGCAAGGTGGAGGCGGCATCAACGGGGCAAGCTCTTCGTGGACGAAACTGGAACGGAGTGCGCCCAGACTTGGTTATATGTGACGATCTCGAGGATAAGCGGAATACGAACACAGAGCAATTACGGCAAGAACTGTTTGACTGGTTTACGAAGGTTGTCATGCCTCTCGGAGACCCGGCCGGCAAAAAGACTGCGATTATCTATATGGGTACCGTCGTGCACGTAGACGCTCTCCTAATCAAGGTCATGAAGCGTACTGACTTTAAGACAAAGCGGTACAAGGCGCTTATTGAGGAACCCAACCGGACAGACTTGTGGGAGAAATGCCGGTCAATCTATCTTGACCCCGAAGTGCCGGAAGATGAGCGCGCAGAGGCGGCGGAAGCTTTTTATCTCGAAAACAAAGGCGAAATGGACGAGGGAGCCGTCGTACTCTGGCCGGAAGTTCAGCCGCTGTGGAAATTGATGCGTTGGAAGTGGGACAACGGGTCCCGCGCCTTTAACACGGAGTACCAGAACAATCCAATCGATGAAGAGAGCGCGATATTCGTCCCGGAAAGGTTCCGCTATTACGACGAATCCGACATCTACGACCAGTACGGACACATGATCCCGATGGACCTATACGCATTTTGGGACATTGCACAAGGCAAGAACAGGCGAAGCGACTACAATGCAATTGTTACGGTTGGCCGATGTCGGCGGACCGGTGTCCTCTACGTCCTTGATGCGTGGGCCCAAAAATGTCAGGCACACGTTGCACTGAAAGTGGCGGTCGAGAAGATCATCGAATATGAGCACCGGGTCTTTGCCGTAGAAACAGTCGGGGCTCAATTCGACATGTATCGACAGATTCAAGAGGAGTTATCCCGGCGTAAGATATACCGGACGAGAATTAAGTCCTTTTCGTCCAAAACGAAAAAAGAAGAACGTATCGAATCACTAGAACCGCTTATAGAGAGCGGTTTTTTACGTTTTAGCCTGTCGCATCGATTGCTACTTGAGCAGATGGAACAGTTCCCGGGAGGTACCCACGATGACCTGCCGGATGCACTGGCTGGAGCCGTCGACATTGCGGGCGGAAAGAGACGACGTAAGAAGTCGTACCAACGAAAACCAGCAGGACTGTAGTAGGGGGCGGATATGCAGATACATGTAGAGGCTTGCCGATCTACCGAGATAGATAAATGGATCGCAAGCAGGCATTACTTGAAATCAACGCCTGCCGGTGCAAAACTCCGGCTATGGATTCTGGACGAGAAGAGAAACCGAATAGGGGCCATGATGTGGGGGCGACCCACTGCCCGAAACTTAGACGGAAACCGATTGCTTGAACTCACGAGGATGTGTGTCATTGATGATACCGACCCGTTCGTTGAGTCAAAGGCTCTTTCGCTTGCACGGAAGATGATAAGAAAAACGATGCCCGATATTAAAGGGTTAATAGCTTATTCTAGCACCGGACAAGAACACGAAGGAACTATCTATGAAGCTGATAATTGGTTTGTTCTGGGCGTCAGTAAGTCGGGCAGGTGGAGTAACAGGCCCGGAAGGGAAGACCGAGATACGTCAGTAAAAAAGCGGTGGTGCAGAACACCGTAAGTAAATGGAGGTGAGCGAGGCTGAAAGATATATTCGCCGTTGGCGAGTACTTCCCGACGGAACAAAAACGACATAAGAAACGGATTGAGCGCTACAAAGAGAACCAGAAACTGTTTAAAGGCGCTCATTACGATGTATTCGAACGTGTGCATCAGCGGCTGACTCAATCCCAGAGAGATACCGTATATATTACCGCAAACTTTCCCGGGCTCATTTGCAAAAAGTCTGCGGATTTTCTATTTGGAGAAACGCCGACATTTTCGGCGGGTAACGGAAAGGACCACTCGCCCGAGCAAGAAGCGATTGAACGCTTGGTGCAAGAGAACCGGCTGCACATCATCAATTACGAGTCAGCGCTTGGTAATGCATACCGAGGTGACGCGTTTTACAAAGTTCGTTACAGCCAGCACTACGATGGATTTTTAGACGAATCCATCGACCCGTATCGGGTTATCATCGAGCAACAAAAAGCCGAATATGTATTCCCGGAGCCGCTGCCGACCAACGAGAACTTGATCTTTGCGTATCATATTGCTTATCCCGTCTTGTTTGAGAGAGACGGCAAGGATGACTGGCAACTGTTTGTCGAGAGTCACTATCCGGGACTGATTAAATACCGCAAACTCCGTATGGAGCCGATCACGTACAACATGGATAACAAAGTCAAGCAGTGGCGCATATATGCCGAGATACCGCCAAAAGAAGACGAAAAGAGAGAAGTAACAACGGGGGTACCATTTCCGCTCGTTGTCCACGTCCCGAACTACGGGACTGATGAATCTTGGGAAGGGATCGACGATCTCTCGGAGCATAAGGCTATATTTGACGAGATTGATAACCGGCTGTCTCAAATCGCCAATATCCTTGATAAGCACGCGGACCCGGCGATGGCAGTTCCCACTGGCAGCCTTGAGGAAGACGATAACGGGCAGCCGATGTTTCACGCCAGCCGTGACAAGGTGTTCGAGGTGGACGAAAAAGACGTCGTACCTAAATACATCACATGGGACGGTCAACTTATGGCCGCGTTTAAAGAGCTCGAAACGCTGCTCGATTTCCTACTTACAACGGCGGAACTGCCGCCTGTTGCGCTTGGCCGGGATAATTCCGGAACGAGCCATACGTCAGGCGCTGCGGTCAAATTTCGGATGAACTCACTACTCGCTAAGATAAACCGGAAGCGCCAGTACTATGCGGAGGGGCTTGCGAAAGTCTTATACATCGCGCAACTACTGGAACATGCGCAGGCACCGGTAAAGCCCGGGTATGAGCCTACCGTGCCGAAAATCCAGTTTAAAGACGGTCTACCAGACGATGAACTCGAAATGGCAAACTTGACGAGCATACGGACCGGTGGAAAACCGACCCTGTCGCAGAAAACAGCACTGATGAGGCTCGATGACATGACCGAGGAGCAGGCGGAGGCAGAATTGGAGCGTATCCGACGTGAGGAGCAAGAAGAAATGCCTGTCGATTCCAGTATCTTCAACGCGCCTAAGGACGGTAAGGAAGATGATACTGAATGAGCCGCATACCAGAACCAAGCTATGATTACGACGTCGACAAGCTCGTCAGCGCCTATAAACGGGCGCTCCAAAAAGTCCGTAACGAGTTGAACGGATTGGAAATCGATGGTATGCGGCGGGCTATCGTACTCACAGCGATACGAAAAATTGAGCGTATTTTAACGGATTTATTAGACGATGCGGACGAGTGGATACAGGAGTATATCCCGAAAGCGGCCGCAGGAGGCGTTGCTGAAGCGCTCCTTGCTCTTGGCGTTGTGGAGACGGTAGAGGAAGCGTTCAAAGCCGTAAAACTCAGCCGGCTAAATGAAAATATGGTTGCGGCGGCCATTGCCGACACGCAGGCAGACATCCTTGCCGTAACCCAGAACGTAGAGCGCAAGGTCCGGTCGGCCATCCGAAAGGCTTATGCGGATTCCGTTCGCGAGAACATGGCCGCAGGCATAAACGGCCGGCGTACGATATCCCGGGATGCACTTGACAGGATGCGTCAGGAGCTTGGGAAATCGCTTGACTCCGGTATCATTGACGCAGCTGGCCGTAGGTGGCGACCCGATACCTATGTCGAGATGCTAACGCGCACCAAGATGATGAATACGTACCGGGAAGCGACGACGATATCCGCACTGGAGCGAGATGCGCAGTATGCGGTGATATCCCGGCACGGCGCAACTGACGCATGTAGCAATTGGGAAGGAAAAATCATTAAGCTCACGGCTGAGGCACCGGGGCCATATCCAACATATGATCAGCTTCGGGCAACCAAAGAGATATTTCACCCGCATTGCAAGCACACTTTTACGCCTATCCGAAGCGTTAGGCGGTACGAAGATGGAGAAGATGATCCCGACGAGTCATAAACGCTCGTCTTTTTCGTATGCCTTACGAAATGGCTTAAAACTTTCGGATACTATGCACTACGCGGTGCTAAAACGCGGGAGGTAAACGATGGATAAAACGTACAGACTGCCGTTGAACCTACAACTGTTTGCGGAAGGTGAGGGCGGCGAAGGTGACGGAGAGCAAACGAAGGGAGAGGAGACGACAAAAACATTTACGCAAGAAGAGCTAGATAAAATCGTTGCTGATCGGCTGGCAAGAGAACGTAAGAAAGCCGAAAAGTATAGCGACTACGACGATATCAAAACGAAACTCACTGAGTATGAAAGACTTGCCGAGGAAAAACGTCTAGCCGATCTATCCGAGCAAGAACGATTGGCCGAGGCGGCTAAGAAGCACGAAGAAGAAAAACAAGCGCTGGCGTCAGAGTTAGAGAAGGTGCGTGGCGAAATCGAAAAAGAACGCATCACCAACGAGTTTATTAAGGCCGCAACCGGCAAAGTAGCATACGTCGACGCTGCGCTAAAACTAGTCGATCTGTCTACCGTCAAGGTGGAAGACGGAAAAGTAACCGGTATGGACGAAGTAATCGAAAACTTGCTAAAAGCAAACCCGTTTCTTGCGAACAAACCACAGCAACCGATTGGCGGCGGCACGAATCCAAGCGGAGATTCGGCACAGGTAGATTCAAAAGATATGAACCCGTTCCAAATGCTCAAAATGGCATATGGAACGAAAGTATGATTTAGGCGCTAATGGGCGTCTTTTTATTTTCCCAAAAACAAGGAGGAATTTAGCTAATGGCACTTACTTTACCGGAAGCGGCGAAGCTTTCTACAGATACACTCCAAAGAGGAGTAATTGAGGTTTTTGCGAGAAATTCCGCGGTATTAGAAATGCTCCCTTTCATGGACATTGCAGGCAACAGCTACAAGTATAACCAAGAGGGCGTGTTGCCGGGAATCGGGTTCCGGGACGTGAACGAAGGTTACCAAGAATCTGCCGGTATCGTCAACCAGTTATCCGAAGGGTTGATAATCGCCGGTGGTGATGTGGACGTCGACCGTTTTATCGTCCAAACTCGCGGAAACGTAAACGATCAACGTGCGATCCAAACGCAAATGAAAACGAAAGCTCTATCCCTTGCTTGGACAAAAACATTCTTCAAGGGTGACGTTGCCAAAGAACCCAAAGGCTTTGACGGACTAGAAAAACGCCTGACCGGTAAACAGGTTATTGATGGAAAAGGCGGCGAGCTCACTATTACGATGCTTGACGAGCTTATCGATGCTGTAGAGGGCGAACCTGATGTTATCTATCTGTCTAAGGCAATGCGTCGGGAGCTTAAGAGAGTCATCCAAAGCCACAACGGGTACGACGAGGGTAGCTACGATGCATACGGCCGCAAGGTTATGACTTACGGCGGAATCCCAATCCGGGTGATTGAGACGGATGCCAACGGTAACGAGATTCTTGGCTTTGACGAAGCCGGCGGTACTGCATCCTTGTACGCCATTAAATTTGGCCCAGAGCAGTATGTATCCGGCCTGCAAAACGGAACAATCTCTGTGCGCGACTTGGGCGAGCTGAACGAAAAGCCGGTATTTCGTACGCGGATTGAGTGGTACAACGGTCTTGCCGTATTCCACCCACGCGCCGCTGCCCGGTTGTCCGGCGTAATAAAAAAAGATGGAGGTTCGGGATCATCTAAACCCGCTGTAAAAGCCTCTAAAAAAGATGGAGGATCATCCGCAACATCGGAGACTAAGCCTGAATCCTCCAAATAAGGAGGTAGCTCGTAATGACCGTAAATATAAACGAGGCTGACGAGTATATCACAGCGAACTGTATAGACGTGCAGGACTGGCTAGAAAGCGATACGGAGAGGAAAAAACGATTGATAACCGTCTCGGCAGATACGCTTTCTAGGCGGTACCCTCGCCTCACTATACCGGACAATGCGGTATACGAGTTTGCAAATGTGCTTTCCGTCAAGTTTAACGATACGTACAGGCACGCATCAAACGGTGTCCAATCCTATTCAGTTACGGGAGTCGCGACTTTCTCGTTTTACCCAATGGAAAAGGACATAAACCAGATGGTGACACAAAAGGTACTTGATATCATCAGTGACGAGAACGACGTTGACTTGCGGCTGCGCCGTGTTGGAATGGGGGTGCGATAGATGCCGTTAATTCCGATGCGGCAGACGCTGCACGTCGAACGCGGTTCCGGCGAGTTGGACAAATGGGGTAACCCGAAGCCGGGAAACGTCATCGAATATAAGTGCCGTGCCGACGAAGGACTTTTCATAGCTGACGACATGCAAGCGAGAGTGACCGGTAAATCGGAGGTTGCAAACGTCAAGTTTCTTCTCGATAGACTCGCGGATATCCGGCCGGATGATCATCTCAAGTACGTAAACGAGCTCGGGAAGAAATACGAAGGCCGCCCGAAAAAGGTCCGTGTCTTGCGGGACATTGGCGGAAAAGCGCTGCTTACGGAGGTGCTGCTATGAGCCTCGACTTTGATATCAGTGATTTCCTCGCGAAGACGCAGGCCAACGTAACGGGCGTCATGCAAGCCGGAAAGGTTGGCGTACAAGACTCGCTGGACGATCTGGCCCGAATCGCAACAAACATTGCTCCGATCGACAAGGGAACGTTGAGGAGGACAGTTGATACGAAGGTAAAAGCTACGGGGAACAGTGTCATTGGGGAAGTGTCGTTTTCGGCCGTCGAAACCTCGAAGCGTGGCCGTTTTAATTACGCCTTATGGACTCATGAGATGACGTACAAACTCGGGGAGCAATCGCAGGCGGCTCCGGGTGTAGACGGATATGGCGTCGGCAACAAGTACCTATCGCGGCCTTTGTACGGAGAGCAGCCGAAATACTGGAAATGGGTTGCGGACTCTATTCGGGGGAGGATCGGCCGGTGAAGATACAAGAACTTATCGCGTGGATCAAGCAGAGAGCGCCCGGCACCTACTTTCCGTTTATGTTTCCTACTACTGGGCCGGATGCCTGTTCGGTAGTTACACTCCAAGCCGGCGGTGCAAAAGATCGGGATACAGGCGTAAGTTTCCCGGCGTTTCAGGTCCTTGTCCGTGGGGCTGTTCGTGACTTCGAAGAGACCGAAGCAAGAGCTTACGCAATTTTCAACACAATAGCAAATCGCAAGGAACAACGAATAGGAGCCGATTCCGTGGTCGTGATTTACCCGGTCGGCTCCGTTCCTTTTTTCATCGGGGTTGACGAGGTCCAAAGGCCCGTTTTCTCGATGAATTTTAATCTAATCATTCGGCCATAAGGAGGCTAATATATGGCAATTGTAAACGTCCCAATGGGGCCGGCAATCGTGGAATACGGAACCGGCTCGGATAAAATCGTGTTTGATATTACGAAAGGCGGGATCGTCTTTACGGCGAACACGTCCACGAAAGATATTACGGTAGATCAGTACGGAGACGCACCAGTAAAATCGATCATCAAAGGCCGGACAGCGAAAGTGACCGTGCCGTTCGCCGTCCAAGACCTCGACCGGCTGGCGAAGGCAATTCCGAACGCGACGCTCATTACGTCTGGTACGGGCGCCAAAGCCAAGAAGAAAATCGAAGTAACGGTGTCAGCCGGCTTTGACTTGTCCTCAACGGCAAAACCACTCGTAATCAAACCGACAGACCCGAACGCAACTCCGAACGATTGGGTCACGATTCCGCTCGCTGCGGCCGTTACAGACCCGGAATATACGTACGATGATGACAAAGAGAGGATCGTCAAAGTCGAATTCACCGCTTATGTGGATTTCGACAAGGGCGGTCTTTTGTATATTCTCGGGGATGAGACGGCAAAACCAGAAACGGGCAAGTAAGACAAAACGGGAGGGCGCTTGCTCTCCCTTTCATAAAGATGAGAGGTTAGAGAGGAGCAATTAAATGGAACACGAGAGGGAACTTGAACCGTTTTTACCAACCTTATCTGAATTAATTGAAATGGACTTGCACAGTGAGTTTAGGAGTTGGGTTACTGAGGCACGCCACGTAATACCAAAAAGAATGATGGAAAGAGACCCGCTATTTCATTTGAAAAATCAAATCTCCGAAATCCTTAACGAATGGAAATCTGATGCCGAAAAGGAAAGCGAAATATTAGATAAAATCCTTACGTACCACCTCAAATATGAACGGAGGTAGACATGCGCGAACTAATCAAAAAAGCGATGCGGCGAACTGACGTTGTCAAACTCGGCAAACATCAGGTAAAAATCGCAAAGATTACACCTAAAAAATGGCGCGAAATGGTCGAGTGTATTAACGTCCTCCCCCAAATTATCGAAAACATCAGATGTGCGCCGCCTGAGGACTTTACACTGTATGTCATGAATGGGCTGGAAGTTGCCTCTGATGACATTGTACGTACTGTTTCGGTCCTCACCGGCATTGAAATCGAGGAACTCGACGATACCGGAGGAATAGGTATGGACCAGCTTATTGAGTATCTCCGGCTTACGTATGAATACAACAATATTGACGACATAGTAAAAAACGTGAAACGCCTCCTGCCGATGCCGACGGAATAAGCACGGAAATCGAAGAAGGCGGAGGCGCTCCGATATACACAATCGATGATTTTCTCCGGGATTGTGCGGTTACGCTCGGAGTCCCGCAGAAGGTCGTCGAGGACGAATACTACATCCTCGATCTACCCGACATACTAGCAAAAACACGGGAATATCGGGCGGCGGAAGAGCTACGGCGGATGCAGATGTTACTTGCTGCAAGTGGGCGTCAGCTCCCGGAGGAGGAGTACAAACGATATATTATTGCGATGCAAAAGGCGGCCGGCATCAATGAAGCTGACGAAGAACAACGATTTAGCCGCGAAAGAATTGATGAACTACGAGCCTTTACCGACAAATACATGCGGTAGGGCTCTTTTTTGAAAGGAGCTGAACGCATGGCGATGGCAGTCGGTGGGACTGCAAACGGTGGGGAAATCAGGGCTCGAATGCTGCTCGACATGAAGGACTTTTCGCAGAAAATGGAACGTGCGCGAAAAGAGATGAAAGATACGAAAGAAAAGTCGAAGAAAACGAAGGAATCGATAGAGAAGATGGGCAAGGGCGCTACTGTGGCCGGTGCGGCTATGGTCGGTGGATTTGTTGCTGTCGTCAAGCAGGCGGCGGACTTCGAACAGCAGATGTCCAAGGTAAAAGCGATATCTGGAGCAACGGGCGACGACTTTCAGCGTCTCAATGAAACTGCGCGGCACCTCGGAGCAACAACGAAATTCACGGCCACGCAAGCTGGAGAAGGGATGGAATATCTCGCACTTGCCGGCTGGAAGACAAACGATATTATCTCCGCTATGCCCGGAATGCTAAACCTAGCGGCGGCTGGTGCGCTCGACCTCGGTCGTGCTGCGGATATCGTGTCCGATACCATGCAGGCGTTTGGACTCGATGCGAGTACGGCAACACATGCAGCTGACGTATTTGCATACGCACAGGCCAACGCAAACACGAACGTCGAGCAAATGGGAGAGGCCATGAAGTACCTCAGTCCGATTGCTCATGCGCTGGGCTGGTCGTTGGAGGAATCTTCGGCGGCAACGATGAGTCTAGCGAACAGCGGACTGAAGGGCTCAATCGCGGGTCAGGCGTTTGCGTCGTCACTTGCTCGTTTGGCTAAACCGACGAAGCGAATGGCCGGCCTAATGAAAAAGACGGGCATGGAGTTTTTTGATGCGCAAGGCAAGATGAAAAGTATGCCGGAACTCGTTGCAGAGATAGAAAAGGGAACTAAGGGCATGACGGAACAGCAACGATCGGCGGCACTATCGGTTCTCTTCGGGGCTGAGGCGTATAAACACTGGGCAATTCTCCTCGACACTGGTTCCGGAAAACTCAAGGATATGACGAAAAATCTACAGAACTGCGACGGAACCGCGGAGCAAATGTCCAAAACAATGATCGATAACCTCTACGGATCAATTGAAATTTTTAAGTCTGGCGTGAGTGAGGTTGCGATCAAACTCGGGAACCACTTCATACCGTCTTTACGTAAAGGCGTGGACGCGCTGACCAAGTTTGTAGAGGGTCTTGGAAAAATCGATCCAAACAAGGTTGAGATATTCGTAAAGGTGGCCGGTACTGCGGTCGGAATTCTCGCGGTTGCAGGGGCCGTTACCAAACTAGCAGGGGCTTTTCGTGCTTTAGTGTTGGGCATGGGCCCGATCGGCTGGGTAATTGCTGGGATATCTGCGCTCGGGTCTGCGTTTGTCTGGTATAAAACAGCGTCGGAACAGGCGGCAAAGGTAGATTTAACTCACGCAAAAGAGCTACAAGACAAAGCTAAGACTGTGCGGGATTTAACTACCGAATATGATTCCATGCGCAACCGTATTAGACTCAACAATGATGAGCTTATGCTTTATCGGGACTTAATGCGGGATTCGCAGATGAACACAGACCCAGAAAAGATTAAGCACTACACGGATCGCATGGAAGACTTAGAGAAGAAGAGCGGACTGTCAAGGGAAGAGTTGGAGAAATTTTTTAAGATCAACGACGATTTAATCCAGCTCTTGCCTAACGCAGAGGTAGCGATTACCAAACACGGAGATGCGATGCCGGAGTCGAGCAAGTCGGCCAAAAAATATGCCGAAGAACTGGACGAGGCGGTCAAAAATGCTCTCCGCCAAGAGACCATAAAGGCGGACACGAACTATAAAAAGCACGCTGAGGAGTACAAGGCTGCGATTGATGACGCAAATAAATCGGTAACAAGTCTAAATGATGCGCTGATTAAGAGGGCAGGGCTCGAATACGACATCAAAACGCTAGAAGAGACTCAGTAAAGATTACGGGAGCAAGGAAACGAATCCGCCGTACGGAGTTACGACCAGCTCATCAAACGTAAGAAAGACGAACTGGGGTTTGCCGAGAAGCAGATCGACAAAGAAAACGAAAAGCTGAAGAAATCACTTGACGCTGTTGGTCCTAAACGTGAAGCGTTGGATTTAGACCGAAAGGCATACGACGAGCTTGTTAAAGCTACGTTGGCACAAGTCGGACTCAACGGTAAGGCTGAAGAGGGCGTAAAGCAAATAGACGAAAAGCTTAAAAAACTCCAAGAAGAGCGAAACCACCTAGATGAGATAAAGACGAAGCAGGGAAAATTGACTGAGTCGCAACAAAAGGAACTAGAAAATCTCGACAAAGAGATCGAAAAGCACAAGAACGTTAAAAGCGAACTAGAAGGAATCATATCCAAACAAAATACCGTCAACTCGAAAATATCCGAAGCAACCAGCTACGGACAAAACATGACGAAAGTCCTGTCAGAGACTGCGATAAAGAAAATCCAATTTACCGGAAACGGCATCGAGGACGCTAAGGCGCTAAACAGCGAGCTACTAAAGGAAATTCATAAGAAAGTACTTGTGCGGTACGACAATATCCTAGAGGCAACTATGCCGACACAATTTAAGCCGAGTAATGTTAGCCGTCACCAAGGCGGAACGTTCCCGAAACTCCACGCCGGAGGCTCGCCAATGTTTTCCTTCGGGAACGCACCTAAAGCCCACGAAATAGACGTTCGGCTCCTGCGAAACGAAATGGTACTCACCGAAGCGCATCAGGCGAACCTTTTTGCGTTGTTGAAGAATTGCGATTCGCTTGCGCGGAAAGCTGCGGCAACGATCCGCGAAGGTGAAGACGAATCTAGACACGATCAAACGACTATACAAATCGGTCAGCTTGTCGTCAGGGAGGAAGCCGACATTTACCGGGTTGCCGAAAAGTTAGACCGAATTAAACGGCAAAGAGACCGAAGTAAGGGGGTGCGCTGACATGTCCGGATTTACTTTTAACGGGACCCATTCTTCAGGGTATTTTATTGTCAACCGAGTGGGCAGGACGATACTCCCGAATATATCCCCGAAGCTGCTCACGATCCCAAACAGGCCCGGCGCGTATGATTTCGGGAGCGAGATCGGAATGCGGGAGTTTAGCGTAGACGTTACGATTATACAAACATCGCCGGGATTGCTCGTCTCCATGCTTCGCATCATTTCGGATTGGTTATGTACGGATAAGGCGGCTCCACTCACGTTTGACGATGAGCCCGGCAAAACGTATTACGCCAAGATTTCCGGGGATACACAGATCGATACGCTTGTCTCGATGGGTACCGGTACAATCAAATTCGTCTGTCCAGACCCGTATGCATATGGCGCCAGAAAGACGCTACTACTTCCCGGACCATCAAGCGCTGTTACAAACGCAGGGCTAGCCGATACGTATCCGGTTATTACCACAAAATTTACGAAATCGACTCCGTATTTTGCAATCGGAAACGGGAAACAAAACGTTATCCTTGGTGCGGCTCCGACGATTGGCAAGCCGACAGTGCCGCAGCGGGAAGTGGTTTTACATGCGGATGGTACAACGCTGGACGGATGGCAGACGGGAAATAGCACGGATGATTTTGACGGGGACAACCGGATCGCCGGTAAGTTTATCGTATTTGGTGGTTACGCATTAAAAGCGGTGGAATACGGATCGAAGGACTCTCCTGCTTGGCACGGGCCAGCAATACGAAAGGCGCTCCCCGAACCGTTGCAAGATTTTACGGTGACTGCCATCGTAGAGCAGGACTCGACAGAAAACCACCAGATCGGGCGTGTCGGATTTAACCTTATCGACCAAAACGGTGCAAACTTCGGCCTGATGTTTATGAACGATAATAGCCAGTCGGTCATGAACGGCATTTGTCATTGTAGTATTGGGCCTAATGGTGGGCGCGTTGGCCTGTACTACGACGAGCCGGGTTGGCACGCCTATACCAACAAATCTATGTATCTGAGCCTTTCCCGGATTGGTCAAACGTGGACCATGTACGTAACTCAAAAGGACTTAAAGACGGGGAAAACGTACTGGGGACTGACAAAAACGTGGGTTGACGTAGAGGGTAAGTTTAACAAGTTTAAGCTTGCTGCGCTCCAGCTTGCCGCATACCAGTACCAACTGTACGAACCGGTATACGGACAGTTTATCCACTACGCGACCGTGTACAAAGAAAATAAAGTCGATCCCGAGAAGCAAACGCCAATTATCGCAGAAAAAGACGATGTGATCGAGATAGACTGCGAAAAGGGTTCCGTGACGAAAAACGGAATGCCCGCGTTTTGGCTCCTCGACCCGACCAGCGACTTTTTCCCGCTCAAGCACGGCCAGAACAACCTTGCGTATACCACGACGGACCCGACAGCGCAGGTAACATTAACACATCGTGAAAGGTGGTTGTAGACGTGATATACATCTTAGACAGGTTTGCCCGAAACGTCGTCGCGGTACTGACGAATTCAAGCCCGAAGGCGTGCCCATACTGGGACGACGCACATGCCGAGCAACTCGATACCGGATACCTAAGCTATTCATTCCGATGTCCCGCCGATCATCCGACGGCGGAGTTTTTGCGTGCCGAAAACCACGTTTTGATCCGCGACCTTGACGGCATCTATATCCTATTTCAGATCAAAACGGTGGAGGACTCGATCGATAACGGCCAACACGCGAAAAGAGTGCAGGCCGAAAACGCGGCCGTCGGTGATCTATACGGCACCATCATCCGCCCGACCGTACAGAACGGTATCACTGCCAAGCAGGCGCTGACCTATGCGCTACAAGCAAGCGGATGGCTACCGGGCCAGATCGACTGGCAAGGAATCGCAACGTTTGATTGGCAGGATTACCCGACGGCACTCGCAGCTATACAAGATATTGGCCGCAAGTTCTCAGGTGAGCTTCGGTTCCGCGTCGAGTTTGCCAATGGTGCGGTTGGCAACCGGTACGTCGACTTGACCAAGCGCGGGCGAGTGACGGGCGCCCGTTTTGACTATGGCCGCAATATGCGAGGCATCAAACGCACTGAAGATAGCTCCGATATGGTTACCGCACTTATCGGCGTGGGCAAGGCCGACGAAAACGGGGTTCGGATGACGTTTACTACGCAAAAATGGGATGAAACCGACGAGCACCCGGCCAAACCAATTGGTCAGGACTTTATCGCAGACCCGGACGCATTGCAAAAGTGGGGGCGTGCGGATGGCCGCCACATTATCGGGGTGTTTGAGGATAACAACGCAGATAATCCACTTGTTCTTATGCGTAACACGTGGGAAGAACTCAAGAAACGGAATCGGCCGCGCCTGACTTACGAGCTTGACGCTGTCCTACTCGAATCCCTGACCGGGTATGAGCATGCAAAGGTAAGGCTCGGGGATACCATCGTCGTAAAAGACATGAGTTTTGTCCCGTATCTGGCCGTCGAAGCTCGCGTTATCGAGCTGGTCCGCAGCTACGCCGATCCGTCGCAAGACAAGGTGACACTGGGTGAATTTAAGCCTCTCGACATCCAGAGTAACGAGTTAATACGGAGGCTTGCCGATATCATTTCGCGGAATTCCGGCAAGTGGGAAGCTATTGGCGACGGTGAGCAAATTTACAAAGGCCCGACACCTCCCGCCAACCCGGCGAAAGATACGATTTGGTTGGATACATCGGTAGAACCAAACGTATTCAGACGCTATGACGGTAAAGCTTGGGTTTCGGCAAGTCCGACCAAGCCGGGCGATATCGGAGCTGAAACGCCGCAGGGCGCGCAAGACAAAGCGAACAAAGTCAAGGACGACGTAGCTAACGGGAGGATCAGCATTCCTGCGGACTCCCTAAAAGGGATCATGGACGTTGCCCGAACGAAAATCCGGCAAGGCTCTAACATGTACTGGGATTCCGGAGGCCTCGTAATGGTCAATCCGAATAATGCTAACGAGCGTGTGCGGCTGTCATCCGGCGGCATCGGCGTAAGCACCAACGGCGGGGCATCGTACCAAACGGCCATGACCGGTGCTGGAGTCGTGGCCGAACGGATTGTCGGAAACGTAATCTCGGGCGTAACGTTGTCTGGTGTAAACCTGACCACATCCAAGGACATCCACGTCGGCAACAAGATTTACCTCGGCACTGGGGACGGTGAGAAGAGTCTAATTTTCAACGGGAACAGAGGCGTCGGGATATACGGAGGTGGTGGGCAGTATAGCTCGGATATATCCATGAAAGCAAACGGCTTAAATTTAAGTGTAGATCATGTATTTTTCGGGCGCAATGCAAAAACGGAGTATACGCAGGACCGGTTCACGCTCCGGAACAACTCGCAGGCATCTGCGGTTTTGAGCTCAAGGCAGCGCCTCGGGAACGGCTCGTGGGAAAAAGTGAAATTTAATGAAGCGTATGTAGACAACTGGAACGAATTTAACCGGTCAGCAAATCGGTTTGTCGTAGGTATGGACGGTACCTACCTCGTACAACTGTCGCTCGGATTCGACCTGATCGATACGCATAACGGGCCGCACCGTGCAGCTATAGCTGTTCGCAAAAACGGAACGGAATACTCGCAGTTGTTTTATACCACCTTTGCAAACAGCACCTTTGTAGCAACCGGTACCTGTATTATATATGGGGCCAAGCGAGGAGACTACGTTGAGGGTTTTGCACTTACCACTAGTCTAAATGCGTACCTGATACCAGATTCAAAACGAACAGCTATGAAAATATGGAGGTTGGGGTGAAGAGAATGGATGAGATTAACATCGGCTCAGCGCTTATGACGTTATTCCCAGATGCCGAACCCGCGATTGATTATACCGTTGTTAGAGACGAGGATGGGAAGCAGCGGATCGTCGAGTGGCATTTAGACGCTCCGATTCCGACGAAGGAAGAGTTACGGGAGAGATATAAAAAGTACCTCGAGGAGCAAGCGAAAAAGCCAAGGTCGATTAGCACCATACGAGAGCTTCGATTAGAAAAAGACCTCGCAATTATGGAGCTTACTCAGGCATTGACGGGAGATGTACGGGATGCATTTACGAAGGACTCAAGCGTCGTTGCCTCGTGGCTGAGACTCATTAAACAGGAAATCGTGACAGTCGAGGATGTCCCGGACTTTTACAATCTTCGCGAAGTGGTTTCGAAATTTATAGAGGAGGAAGGACTATGGAGCGTTTAGACACCGCATTAAAAACAGGGGTTGCAAGTGTAGGCGGCCTCACATCTTTTTGTTTGGAGGCTGGCCGATGTTATTACAAGTATTACTCGTACTGGTTGTCGTGGATTACGCAACCGGCTTAATGGCCGCCGGAACGCAAGGGAAGCTCGAAAGTAACGTCGGCCTGAAGGGGATCGCCCGCAAGGTATTTATCTTTTTTATCGTGGCCGTTGCGCACCAGATCGATCTCATTCTCGGCAATCAGCACATGATCCGGGATGCTACGCTGTTTTTCTACGTGGCGAACGAACTGCTGTCGATCATCGAAAACGGCGGCCGGCTCGGGGTTCCGCTGTCTAACGTAATCAAGCAGGCGGTGGGCGTATTAAAGGGAAAAAGCGAAGGGGGAAACAAAAATGAGTAAACTATGCTTGGATTTTGGTCACGGAGGAAAAGATTCTGGAGCAGTTGGGCACGGCATGAAGGAAAAAGATATCGTGCTGGACGTCGGGCTAAGAACGTATAAGATATTAACTAACGCCGGGATTGACGTCTTACTTACACGCTCAGATGATACCTTCGTTGGGCTATCCGACCGGGCTAGAAAAGCGAACAGCTGGGGCGCAGATTTATTCGTCTCTCTCCACAATAATTCCGGCGGCGGATACGGATTCGAGTCGTATGTATACCTTAAAACGGACAGTAAAACCGACCAGTACCGGGCGACAATCCACGATGAATTAGCTCCGCTGTTCCGGCGTGACAGAGGCATGAAACAAGCAAACCTAGCTGTATTGCGGGAAACAGGGATGCCCGCGTGTCTGCTGGAACTCGGGTTTATCGATAATGCCGAAGATGCCGTAGACTTAGCGCGGGGTGACTTCCGAGACAAACTGGCCGTGGCTATTGCAAACGGAATCCTGAAAGCATTCGGTATGGGACCGGTTAGTCATCAGGATGTAGGGCGGCCGGTTGACGCAGGGATTGCCGAGAACGTGATTAATTCGTTCCTAGTCAAGGGCAGATACGATGCCCACGCAGCAGGCAATACGGAATCCCGTGACTGGATCAGACTTTGCGAGGATGAGCTGCGGGCATCTGCGGGCTTGCACCCGGCAGGACCGGGCAGACCACTTAACCCGGATATTGCTCAAAACGTGATTAATTCGTTTTTGGGGCCGGGTTGGAAGGACGCGGACGAGGCGGGAAATACGGAGTCGCGCGACTGGATTCATCACTGTGCGAATGAGCTGCGGAAGGCGGCCGGGATGCCAACGGAGGATTGACGGGTGGACCCGCAAGCCTGAATTACTTGCGGGTCATTTTTATTTTAGAAACACTTCACGTAGAGGGTGTGGTACTGTATACTTTGTCTATACCTACAAGGAATTAAAACATTTATAGTACCTATGAGGAATTGAAACTAATCCAATGTTTCTCTGGAAGAACCCCTAGCGGGTTCTTCTTTTTTTAGCTCCATTCTACTTCCAAATACTTCACCTCATCTAGCAATTCGTCTATGTCACCTTTGCTTATGACATATTCTTTGAGTTTGGACAGAAAACTTAACATACCATCTTTATTGATCTCTACATATTGTACAGTTGCGGAATCTGTGATAATATGTAGAACTATTTTGTTTACTTGATTTTCGATTTCTAATTGCAGCAATATACTGCAATTGTTTAGAACTTCAGCAATTTGTAATGCAGATTTCCCTCTGCTCTGATCAGCTTTATAAGTGGTCATTCTATCCATCCTCCGTATTCTTTTTTCCATTCTTAACTTACTTTCCGGTAACATTAATCTGCTAAATAAATTTCAATATCTGCGCCAGAAGCACAGTGTTCGGTTTTGGCGTACCAGTCCCCCTCTTCCAATATGTAGAAGGAACCCTCATTAAAGCGGTGTTCATTCAAGTCTAAATTGATTTCTGTAACCCCCTTTGGAGGTATAGAAACATCTGGATTTCCATCCGATACTATTGTGATAGCTATATTTTCCCCGTTATATACTTTCATCTTCTTGCTCCTCTCACCTCATCCGGTTTCTCCGGCTTGTTGGTTTAAATAAACTCTAAATCCTCATTTCAGGCCGAGATTTTCCCACATGTATAATACTACTGTTTTCATCTTATTTTTCCTCCTTTTTTTGGTGTAAATCACCCTAAGAAAAATTCCCTACGCTCTTCAAAACCAGCTTCATCTATAATTATCAACTGGTTTCCTTGGTGGTAAGCTAAAATTTCACCAGTTCCCTTGGCAGCAGTTTCCAAATCGGCTGCCCAATCGTCCCACAACTCACCCCCATTCCAGTCGTCTAGATTAATATTCTCTTTGTTAATATAATCGGCGAAAATCTTGCTGGTTACTTGAAGAAAAGTACCGTTTTTTAACAAAATGGCGTCGTAAGCGTTGTTTGTGACGTATATTGCATTTATCATTCTAATTCCTCCTAAGTTTTTAATTTTCTGTTCCCCTCGTGTTGTTATCTATAATTCTACACGATCGTGTAGGTATTGTCAACACGATCGTGTAGATTTTTTAAAGAATTTTATGTATAATGTGGGTGAGGTGGTATATATGTTAAGTTTTGAGCCTTTACGTAAGTGGTTTGAAAAAACGGGCAGACAACGCACTGACATGTATATAGACTGTGGGTTCGCTCCGCAAACAGTCGCTAAAGTGTGGGGCGATCGGTTTCCGATGCGAACCGATGTAATAGAGAAAATCTGTAAAACGTACGGCCTGCGGATTGAGCAGGTACTTGTATGGAAAAACGAGGAGGAATAACGATGATGGATAATATTCAAACATTTAACCCGAAAAGGGGAGTGCCAGCCACGGAGAATGAGCGAACCTATTTCCGGAATGGCTACGGGGTAGGTATTGGCGTTATCTATTTGCCGTCAAAAAACATGCCGGAAATGTTCTCGCAAAACTGTCCGACGATGGAGGTGCGGGACGAGACGGTGCATGCTGCGCCGGAATTTCGCATCTTCGAAACGAAGAAATCTGCCGTAAGGATATTTCAGTATAATCCTGTACAATTCCATTTAAAAGAACACGATATTAACGGTATCCAGCTGTTTCATTTACTCGTTGCGTGCTTGGACGGCAACCCGGAGCCGTTTTCCGGGGAAACAACGCTGAATCCGGGCGACCCGTTGGCAGCTCGTTTTTTAGAAGTTATGGCGGAATCACCGTATTTCGCCATCAATACATACGTCAAGTTTGAGTACTGCCAAACGTTTTTTGCGGACAACCCGTTCAGGGAAATGGTAAGGTCGTTCAAATTTACGGAAAACCCACAGCCTAAGGACGTATTTATGCGGGCAAAGGCGGAACTGGAGAGGGCGGTGCCCTTTAAGTATCGGGAGTTTGACTGGGAACCGCCCCAAAAAACGCTTCGCATTAACTTTGTATAAAATCTTGCACCACACCCAGAGACTGTGATATAATTCAATTGTCGCACCTCGTATGGTGCGTGGTTTGAAACATTTACTTTTACTTTTATGAGTAAACAGGAAACCTACCTTTAGAATAAGATAGGTTTCCTGTTTTTTTCAATCGCTCAATTTAATTCCCGTCTATACTCCCAAGTACTTGGGGTATATCTCCATTTTTCATATGATAGGGTGTATTCTAGCTCTCCCACGACGCTTATAATCGCGTCTATTTCTTTTTTTAATTCCCGTCTATACTCCCAAGTACTTGGGGTATATCTCCATTTTTCATATGATAGGGTGTATTCTAGCTCTCCCACGACGCTTATAATCGCGTCTATTTCTTTTTTTAATTCTTCGTTTTTCACGTACTCCTTGGCCGTGATTAGAAATCTAATCATGCCATTTTTATCAATCTCGGAGTATTCCCCACCATTCGCCTTGCGGAAGGGGTGGATAGGACTAGTAACTACGCGCAAAACCTCCTCGTTTTCCCAAGCATTCATTTCTAGTTCTAGGCTTGGGTTTTCTTGATTATTCAGGTTCTCGGCAAATTTTAACGCCGATTTATTCCTGAACTCGTCTATAATACGACGTTCATTTTCATCAAGAGTATCAGGATCGTCAACCGACTCCAAATACCCATCCTCTATATCGATTATTATATCCTCATATTCTCCCTTGAGGGAGTCGCAACGCCAGAGAAATCTTTCAAAACTTCTCCGGTTAACTTGTACTAGGCTACCGGCTGGCATATTTTCTATGGGTATTGTGGTCCTTACAAAGGACCCTTCTTTTAGCCAATCGGTCATTCTTAGCCGCTCGTAAAGAGCGACCATTTCATTTTTTAGATTGGACAGCATGAGCTCAGCAAATTCAGGGTACACCTGACCACGCCCATCCCAAAACTGCTCTATTTCGTGACGAAGCAGCTTTATTTTTTGCTCCCGAATAAGCATCATAAAGTTTATGGCTACCGGGTCCTCTGGGTCTAACTCCTCAACAACCATAAAACCGTCATCGGGCTTAAAGTCATACTGATCATCGTAGTCATCGTGTATCCATACATGTTCTGTGTACTGGACAATGTAAGGCTTACCAAGGGTCAGGTTATGTTGAGGGATTTCATTGAAGATAATAATGTCTCCCTCCTTCACATCCGCATTGTCAATTACGCGGTATACTATACCGCAATGTTCAACTAATTTTTCTTTATTCATATCGTTATTCCTCCTAAATTTCATTTATAATTTTACCCTAGTTTTCCTTTATCCGGAACCCAGTAGTGATACTATAACTTACAAAGTTATCTCTCGTTACAGGGTATGCGGCGTTTTTTGGTTCTTTTTTTTTTATTTTAAACCCAAACTAATTTTCCGTTCTGCGGTTTAAAACGGAATGTTTCTCCGTTTTTTGTGATCTCGTACTCATACGCGGAACATACGTCAAACCAATAGAAGTTTGCATCGGCTCCTGTTTTGTTGTTTTTTCCGGAAGCTACTGGCTCCAGTACTTCCTTTACATCGGATGTAGTGCCTTGGTGTATATTTTTTCTTACATAGATTTGGTGTACGACTACACCAGCATCAACGATAAAACGGTGAAGGTCTTGCTTTAATCCCATATATACAAACCCCAAATCCTCGACAGATGTCGCGCTTACTTTCTTGATCTCCGCCCAAGCCATGCGGAGAGCTTCTGCGAAATATTCCTTTACTTTGCCACCAAATTTTTTAACGGCGGCCTTTGCGATTTCCCAAGCTTTTTTCATTACATTCATTTTCAATTCCTCCTCGGCATTGGTACGATTAACGTACCGTCTGTAATTATATTACCATGGTACGTAGGACGTGTCAATACCTTTTTGGAACTTTTTACGTACCGGGTTTTGTGTTATATTAATGGGGAGGAGGGGGACAATGAGAAAACTAACCGTACGATTTAGGCTAGCTGATCTACTCAAAGACCGCGGCATATCTAACCGGGAATTAAGCCGCCTGACGGGGATACGACACCCGTCCGTGAACGAAATGTGTTTGAATAAAACGCAACGGCTACCGTTAGAAAATCTGGCGGCCATTTGCGAGGTTCTGGGCGTCGGAATCGCCGATGTACTGGAGCTGGTGGACGAAGAAAAGACCACGGGGGAATAACGTGGTCTTAATCATGGTGCGGGAATAACCCGCAAGTTTTTTTTACTGTTGCGGTGCGTTCTTTGCCTTTTTTCTTCTACGCCACTCCCGGCATTTCTGATTCCGCACCGGATTTATAATATTCTTGTGCTCGCGGTAAAACTCTAGGCTTGTCCGCCTGTCGTATTCCGCGGCATGTATAGGTTGACATACCGGGCAGAAGCGTTGGAGTCCCGCATTAACTACGTACGACTTGCCGCAACGCTCGCATGTATCTGTGCTCCCTAATGCTCGTGCTTTTCCTTGGCGTTTGCGGCGCTTGTATTCTGCGTAGGTTTTCTTAGTACGTTCTGCCCGGCAAATCGGGCAGTAGTACGCACGCGGACCGCCTTGAAAAGAGGCTTGGCACTGTCTGCATGTTCGATCTTGTAACGCCATTTTGCCTACACTCCTAACGATTCTATTGCAGCGATCCTTTCAGCTGCGGACCACGTAATGACTTTATCTCGCAAAGTCATTCGTTCCTCCTCCGTCCCCGTTGCCGCGTCCATAATTGATTCGGGCATGTATTTGACCGTTACAGGAGAGAGTGCGGAGCCGCAAACTACCTCTCCGAGAATCATTTTTTCGATATCGGAGAGTTCCGGAACGGGCGTAAGTTTCATTAGGATATCGTATCTTTCAACGACATCTCCGAGCCGCGCGGAGAACTTGCCCTCCCGGCCGTTAGCTTTCCCACATTCCGCCGCCAGCTTTACCAACGGTGGATTCATCCAAATATGTTTTCTTGCCATTAGATAGCGCCTCCTTTTAATTAAAAGGAGAGCCGAAGCTCTCCGCATTTTTACACGTATACGACACGATCTACATTATCGTAGTCGTATTCATCTAGGCTTTCTTTTCCTTTCTCACCCTTGATGTCAGTGAAAATCCAATACACAGTAACCTCGTTGCCTTCATTGTCTAGGCCGGGTGCAGACATTTCAAACTGATATTCTTCACCTTCCGATGCGTCATTAAAGTCAGTGTACCATCCACCAAGGACGCAATTTGTAAAGTCGGCATCTCCAGTAAGCTTAAACTCCTTGCCTTCAAGTACTACTGTTCCGAATTCTGTCATTGTATTTTCCTCCTTGTCGCTGCGCTATGCCAGCGATCTCAGTTTTATTTGGTAAGTCATTCCCTTACCTTGATTCTATTGTATCACAACTACATACTTAATGCAACACTTAATGAAACACTTATTTTTGTGCAAAATAAAAAGCCCCGAAGGGCTTAGTTATGCATCACTCAACCGGCGTGAACTTAAACGATGCGTGACAGTCTAAGGTGTCACCGTTATCGATACTCGTTACGTACTCTGCGACGCCGTGGTCACCGCCGGCTACTATGGTATTAGCTTTAAGCTCCCCTGACGCTGACGTTACGATAAAATTACTTCCCTCACGGCCTGCTTTCGTTACCTTATAACGACCTGCCGGGATATCCTTACCTCCGGTTAACTTGCCAGCGGGTAAAACGATGGGGGCTTCTTTCTTTTTCTTAATTGCGGATTCCAACTTGTCTAACTCGGCTTTCTTTTCGCCGGCTAACTTTTCGTATTTTTCGGCTTCTTTCTGGTACCTGTCCGCATCGCTTTTCCGTGTATTAGCTTGATCGATTACGATCTGTGCGCCTTTAAACTTATCTTCGATCTTTTTGTATTCATCGGATGCTTGTTTAAGTTTGGCGTTTGCATCTTCGGTTTCTTTTTGGACGTTCGCAATCGTTAAGGCCTTGCCGTTTAATTCGTGGCTTGCGCTGGACCTTCCGGTGTAGTAGCCTGTAAAATATATAAATAGGCCAATAAAGATTAAAGCGGCAATGAATATGATGACGTTCTTTTTAGTGACTCGTTCGGGGTTAAAAGAAAGTTTCAA